ATGTCTGGACTGATCAATCCACATGCGGCCCCGGAAGAAGCAGCCTATGCGCTGCTGATTGAGCTCGTTCGCGCCCAGCGCGTGCCGCAATATGAAGGCGAAATTTCCGGCCTGCTGGCGATGTACGACGAAGCCGTTAAACACTTTAAAGAGAAAGAGACCGAGCGTTAGGCATGGACATCGTGGTGCGAGGAAAGCGTGACGCCTGCGGAAGCCGCGCAGGCGTTGGCTGGATAGCGGCTTGGGTCATCAGCTGCCGCGGTAGGTAGAGTATCCGTACTGACTGAGCAGCAGCGGGATATGCAGTTTTTGATTTTGCTTTGTGACATTGAAAATAACCGGAATCACCGGGAAGAACGTATTCATATTTTGGCTTTTAAAATAGTCACCGGTTTTAAACGTCACTTTATACACCCCCGGCTCCATATTCTCCGCCTGCGGATAGAGCGATTTAATCCGCCCATCGGCATCCGTTTTACCGGTGGCGATATGCTGCCAGCTCTCCCCCTGCTGTTTATCCAGCTCAATCTGCACCCCCGGTGAAGGGAGCCCGGTTTGCTGATTAAGAATGTGTACGCTGAGCGTCCCCTCTGGCGCCGCCAGCGCGCTGAAGCTGAGTAGAGAAATTACGGAGGCGATAACTAATTTCATAATCGTAACCTTATTGGGCAAGTGAAAGTGCCCTAACTATAGTCAGCGCGGCGGGGAAAAAAATTAAACTTTTTGTTATCAGTTTGAGTTGATGGGTACTGTCTCCACACACAACACGCTGAACCGGTTTCCTCGTAAGAAGAGGAAGTGTCTTATGAGTAGGTAGCCCCGTGCTCTTAGTAACAGGATACGGTGACACTAAGTCTATCAGGCAGGGGAAATAGATTTGCTGGGTTCAAATATCACAAGGTAAAAAGATATACGCCGTGGCCTCTGCCGCCTCTACCAGAACAGTGCTTACTGCAAATAGGCTGCAGTATTCGAAATAATCATTTAATATTATTTAAACTACTATTCCAGTGTAAGTAATCACCTGGTTCAGATATTGATCGTTATCATTGATTCTCTTGTCGCCACGCCTTAACCATCTCCTTTGTTACCTCTTTCTTGTAGCAAATAGGTGAGTACCCACCAGCTTTGCTCCAGGCACTGCGGCCACCGCACGAGCTGCCGTTCCGGGCGGTATTGAAGGGACAGGCACAAGTACCGGGGTAGGATGCGACAGAGTCATCAATAATCCTTTGACTGACCTGATCATCGCTTAAGGAATTCGATTTGGCGATGGAAATATCTGATGCAAAGACGCACACAACAGCGAATACGGAGATGGCGACGAATTTGATGTTCATTCGGATCTTTCCAGGCAGTGGATGAACATCGAGGGTATGCTTTCAAATAGTGTTCAATATTGATCTATAACAACTGTACTTCACGCCAGCTTAAAATGCGATATTTAACCCAGTCAGACAGAACCTAAAGCTATAATGACTATTAGCCTGTTACCGGCAACATATTTTCACATTCCTGCAGAGCGCTTATTCTGCACTCAGCTATAACCAGCATTAACCATTCTGTTCGATATTACAGAGCAGTAATGCTGTACTCTGACTGGCCATCGTCCGACAGATACTACAAGACATTAGAATCATCGAAATGGTCCGTCGATATGCTCACCTGGCACCTAACCATTTAACTGAGCACGCACGTCAAATTGACTCAATTTTTGCAAATTTTTGCAGAAGATGTCCCAAATATGTCCCACAAGGAAAAATCAGCGACTGGAGGAAGTTGATAAGTGATTGATTATTAAATGGCACGCCCTACAGGATTCGAACCTGTGACCTACGGCTTAGAAGAAAGTAGAGCGTTAAATAACACACTGTAATCACACATGTTTTCCGCGTTCGCATCCGGTTTTGTGTCGTTTCGTGTCGTTTGAATACATCCCTGTCTTTATCGTGCATCCCTGTCACGCCACATCTACGACACAGCAGCCTCGAGCTGACAGCAACTAAACAACCGCATTGTCCTGGCGCACATCGCAGATAGTAAACGTCACGACGCCGATGACAGTAACATCGTCCAGAGCGTCGCCCTCGATCGCTTCGCCGTCTTCGGTAATCAGAGACCTACCTCTCAACGTGGAAAGCTCCGTCCCGCCGCCGTGCTGGATCAGAACCTGACTACCCTGTTTTGGCTTCAGGGATATATCCAGCACAACGTAACCGCCATCCCTTTCGAAAACGCGGGTGTTAGGCCCGACATTGCAGATCGTGTTAACAGACAGACGCTGTTCAACGTAGTCAGACGCCGGAGATGGAAATCCCATCAGATGACCCTCCCCATGCTGGCCATCATCCACAGCCTGTTTTCGCTATGGTCCGGCGTCTTATCGACGAAATACGTCTGCTCGCGTGCGATCCAGGAGTTTGCCTCCACCTCGGAAAAGTGGATTCCGCGCCGGCGGGGATAAACCGGGTTATGGCCATCCATGGCTCATCATTAGTACGTGCTCCCCGCGCCAGCGGGGATAAACCAGATGCCTCTTGATGTCCGCAAATGGTCCTGCCCTGAATACGGGGCTGTCCATGATCGCGACATTAACGCGGCCCGTAATATAAAAGCTGCCGGGCTGGCAGTGTTAGCCCACGGAGCGACTGTAAACCCCAAAGCCGCTTAATGTGGTTTAGGTAGGTTGCGTTGAAGTGGGAAGCCTAGCCCGACAGAGCGGGCAGTAGTCACACCCATGAATTTGCAGAGAGACACACCAGTTTGCTTCCATTAAAGATAAAATCATACACCGATGTTGTTCCTGCTAGACCTGAAGCCGTCATATTCTGCGCAAATGCAAAGAGGCCGCTAAATGATACCGTGCGCCCTCCTACGCTGTCCTGTGTGACAATTATAGATACCTTATCGCCAACACTGAGAGATGACAGTGAGTCTGAAGTTGCAACAAAAGTTACGTTTTGGCCCAATGGAGACATCTGATATACATGACCATATTTCCATATAGGAGTGTAGCTTGCCTGAGTCTTATCAGCGGGAACCTGAACCTCTGCCTTGTAGTAAACAGGAGACCACACAGAACCATTATGATATACGGGGGTGATGCCGTATGTCGCATTAGCATTGATATTGTAGGCCATATCACCAAGACGTCCTGTTGCAACATTAACCGTATCTAGGTGATTGCGAAAATCTAATGAGTAAACTATCGCAGCAGAACTTTGTTTTGTCACACATGGGGCTAAGTCAGTAGCAACTGCTTTTGGATGGCTATTCAAGTAACCCTCTATAATTACAGTCCCTCCATCGTAAACATACAGTGCCGAGTTGGAGCTTTTCGTTCCTATGTAATTATTCCCGCACTGAAGGCGAATAATATTACCACCCATAACGTTAAACAAACGACTAACACCTTTTGTTTCCACGTTATCGAGAACTATTTTTAACTCACCTGTTTCACTCGTCCACGATGTTGTATTATAGACAAGTACGTCTCCACCCTCTGTTTCGAGGTCTTTCAGCGTGATTTTATTGCAGACGCCATTAAGCTGAATTGGCCTTCCAGTTCCATTCGGCATTTTTATGCTGCCTGATAGCTTAATATGCCTAACTATTCCGGCTGGATAGCTACCATTTGCCACGTTAGTCCTGGCCGCAGTGAATGTATTTGCGTCTGTAAGCTCAAGGTTACAAATACGGATATCAACCTTTTCGGTTGAAGAATTCCACCCGCCAGCAAACAGTGTGCGGGACTCTAAACCTGGCTTATGGTGTCGCAGGTTATCAATAACGACACTGCCCACCTTTACAAAGTTATCCGTAGAATTACCAACCCGAAGTACACTTCTGGTAGCCAGACTTTCAAACACCTCTAAATCACCGATATGTAGGTACTCCAGCGTGTCAGGAAGGATGCGGAACTCATCCCCACTCTGTACCTGGCAACCAACAGACCCTATGCCGAGCCGTCCGATATCAGTATGAGTCAGGTTGGTGTCTCTAATCATCGAAACAATGGCCAGGGTTGTGCTCCCGTGAATTTTGCCTATATCAATATCCCAAAATTTGTGGGGGGCATTCCCTGTCACTTTTAATGCAGTCAGAGAGTTCTGCGGGCTTATGTTGTCAGCTTTAATGCTATAGCCATGCCCTCGGCTGAGTTCATAAGTGGTAAAATCACCGCCCGTCAACGCCAGCATATCGTCCCCGGTTGTCCCGGTAAGACTACCGATGTTAACCCCAACATACGGCGGCATAATGTGAAGGCCATCAGAATAGGTGTTAAAGTTCATGCGTGGCGCTTCAACATTACGGATGTTAGCCAGGCAAACAGCGTATTTTCTAAATCTTCTTGCGTCTGCTACTTCAATCCTTGAGTTCAGCAGGCCACGCATTACGATCCCCATTAAGTGAATAGCCGGGACTACTGATTGCGCGGCGTTGTTCATCGCACCGAATCTGCCGTCTATTGTCCCCTGAATATTGATATCGATATTTTTGTCGGGAACGAAGCAATATAGATTTGTCGCCCATTCAGTATAGGTTGCTTGAGGGTCTTTCAGCGAAGAGTGAGACTCTACAATGAACGTGTTTGCATCAATGACCTCAGTAACAAACATAATCCCATCGTAGCCATATTCTTTTGCGCCATAAAAAGCTGCATAATCACCAGCCGAAAACGGATGGGAAGGGCAAACTACTGTAGCGTACACCTGACCGTTTGCTGTCGGGTTATCACGCCACGGATTTAAATACCCAGTCAACTTCGTCATCGATGTAACAACGTACTTCGACGCGTTTAATGCCTCATTGACCAGTAGCGGACTCCATGTTTCCGCGTTTTTATCTTGAATCCACCTTACACCGGAGGCTGTATGGAATGACGTACCTGAAGAAATAGTTCCGGTACCGTTGTAGAAGTATTCACCCGGTTTATTGTATAGAATCATCCCCCCAACAGATAATGCAGCCTGAAGCAATTGCGTATCTGTTGTAGAATTACCTGAAGGGCCTGGCATAAATATCGCCCCTAATTCTGACCGCAGCTGGTCCTGTCCAACATCCACAAAATTTGCCTTATCCGTGGCATTCCAGGTGGATTCGGTTGTGCCCGCCGTTGTATACCCTGAACCAATCGCAACTGAAGCCGCCAGTTTCCAGAACGTACCGCCATACGAAACAAGCTGGTTATAACTGGTCAGTGTCCATGGGCCATCCTCGTAGCGGCCAAGCACGGTTTTCCCGGCCTGCTGAAGAACAGATTCGTAACGCGATTCCTGACTGGCCAGTTGTGCGTCAAATTCTTGAGCCTGCTGATTGTACTGATAAATAAAGTCAGACCTTTGCTTTCCAAGCTGATCGCTGAAAAGCCCATCTCTTCCGACGCTGGTTAAATGCCTCCCGCCGAGGCGATCGACATAATATGCTTCTAAGCTTGTTATTTCTTCATCAAGCTTCGCCCCTGCAAATACAACATCTCTGATATCAGTACTTGGCACTGGGTTTTGAGTTGGAGTTGGTAACGGTACTTTTGCCATTGTGCATGTCGCCCTATAAAAGGCGCACGAAGCCCTCAGAAATTAACCTGATGGTGTGCGCGAAGGTTGATAATTACTGCTGTGTGTTACGGATAAATCGAGTCTGAATACTCAGTGAGTGAGAGGGTTTGAGTATCGTCACCGTTTGGTTTTGCGCTATCGACGCGCCAGATTGTGGAGTTGAGTTCCGAGTCGGTAGCGATGAAATACCGGCTGGGGTTTTGTGCCGTGTTACGGTCATAAATGTTCAGATCGAAGGTATCGGCTGCAGCCTGAAATGCCTGGGCTTTGCCGCTTACCGGATAGGCTCGCCAGCGACCGCGGTAATTGCCGAGGCTGTCGGTCATAACCACCCACATATCGCCGAGAGAAAAGTCGATACGCTCTGACGTCGAGAACACATCCCCGGAGCGCCCGGTGATGTATCCAGTCTGCTGGGCGTTGTCGTACATGTCCGGACACTGAACCACCGTACCGCGAACAACCTGCGTCGACTCCAGCACTTTCACCGTCATGGTCAGGCGTGAGTAAAGGATTTTCCTCGCCTCAAGCCAGGCCCGATCGGTTGCCTGAATGGCGTTGCGGCAGCCGTCCAGGCTGATCTGCATCGCGTTAACAGTGGCATCCTCAACCTCGGTAATGCCGCTGCTGTCGATCTGCAGGTAGATGTACGCCTTCTTGTTCGTCAGCGGGTCGACGTAATCCAGCGCCACGCCGTCGTAACCACCTGGGAGAGACATTTGCCATGCCACTTTGTACTCGTCCCAGAACATGTTTGAGCGCGCAAAAACCGCATCGGGATTTGTCACTTTCTCATCACGCCAGAACGTCAGCACATCGCCGATGTTATTGCCGTCAACGCGGGCCACATTGGCGATCGTCGCTATTTTCTCACCCAGAGACTGCTTCTCATCCGAGAAGGTGTAATCGAAATACCCAAGCTGAGCATCCGGCAGCGAATCGGCAATGGCATAAAGAGCGGCGACGTCAATGCTAGCCACGTCCTGCTTACCCACAACCACCCATTCGTGAAGGATGGCGTCGGCAAACGAGCGACTCGGCCGCAGCGTGTAATCGACCGCGCCGGTCGTCCGGTCGTAGCTGATGGTATGCCGCTGCGCCAGCATGTTGTACTTCTGCTCACGGTTGCTGTTGCTGTCATTCGACCCTTTAATCGTGATGCGGGCAATCGTGTCTTCCGGATACACGACGTTTTCGCGCACGTTCACCGCGTGGATCGCCATCAAAGTTACAACGTTAGCGTCATTGCTGTTGTCGAGACGCTCGATGGTGACCGCATAGCGCCCCGCTCCGGCTGCCGGGACAAACTTGTGCGTTGTGCGGAAATACCGGGTCGTCACCTGGAAGTCGTTATCGAAGAAGTAATCGTGCTGCTCGGATGTACCAGGCACCTGATTGTTGTCGTCATCGACCTGCCAGAACTTGATCCGGTATTGCGTTGTGCCGGCCGTCGCGCCGAGCTGAACCAGCACATGCACCCAGACTTGCGTCGAGACGATCGGAGATACTGACGGTCCAATAACCAGAGGGGTCTGGTCATTCAGTGTGAACAGCGTCGCGTTTATAACCGCATTGCCCGGCAGAGACGTAATCTCTCCCGAGAGTTCGCCAATATAGAACGTCGTGTAAGAAAGCGTATCGTCGCCGATAAAGCTCTCAGAGGAGATGATGTTCCCGGCACCGGTGACATTCCGCGTGACGCTTGTGCCGCCATCGTTCCAGGTGGCATTGATGACGAATGAAACTGGATGCGGCACCGCCAGCGCAGCGAAGTAGGCAAAGTTGTCATCGTTCGACAGCACAATGGCTTTGAGCTGATTACTCTCGATCGCCACCGATGTCGGCGCCGTCGTGGTCGCGGTCTGGGCCGGGAAGTCCTGGGATTCGTTTAACCCGGGGACAGTTTCGTTATCGACGTCATCGAACTGATACCCCACCTCAATCGTGCCGATCACGTCACCTGGGTTATAAATCGCAGAACTGGCGCCCGCCAGGCTGCCGAGATTCGATTCAGAGTAGCGGATCGATGAGATGGTGTACCGGCCGTAACCCACCTCGAACCATTCAGTAAGCTGTTTGTTATTGTCGACGAACTCAAACAGTGCTTCCTGAATCAGGTCAGGAAAGACGCGGCACTGGCCGTAAATGTTCGGGCGCCCCTTGTAGAGCCGCGCGCGGTTCGTCTGGCCGGTCAGGTCGTTATTGGGGGATTCGCCTGTCGCCACCGATACTGACGCGCTGGGCTTATTTGACAGGCCGAACACCTTCAGCGCGCCGGAGAGGATTTTCGTGACCGGACGCAATATCGTGGTGATGAGCTTTCCCACCCCGCCCTCTGGCTGGTCGAAGACAGCCACGACATCACCAGATCGCAGTGGCCGGCTGATATCGTAATCGTCAGGCAGCGCTCGGCCATTCAGTTTCACGATAACATCGCGGTGCAGTTGCAGGGAATCCAGCAGGCTCACCAGTATGGTGCCGGCATCTACCGTTCCCCGCTGCAGCGGCGCGCCAGGCAGCCTCTGTAACTCATATCGCACCATGCACCATGTACTCCACTTTGCTGTAAACCTTCAATAATGCCAGCGGGCTATCGCAGCGCACAAAACCAAACTCCCCGCGGGCGTGCAGGCACTTAACCGGGCTGATCATCACACCGATATGCGCCGGCACGTCGCCTCGGTAAAAAACCGCGATGCAGCCGATGGCGGCAACCGGCACACGCCGCCAGTGCGCGTGCTCCTGTTCGTAGCAGGTGATGAAATCCGCGCCCGATTCGTAGCCGACGATGTGATGCAGCTCCAGGCCGAGAACATGCCGGTAATACAAAACGACGAGTCCCCAGCAGTCCATCTGCTCAAAACTGCAGGCGCGATTAGCCCAGGGCTTGCCGTTAACAAGCCCGATAAAGTCGCTCTGTGTCATACAGTGATTAGCCCTGGATAGTCTTTCGTGGTGTAAATGATGGAGTTGGCCAGCGTCAGCGGGTTAGTCTTTCCGGCGGCCACAGTGACGTTGCTGGCATCGGCGGAAATGTCGTTCACGTAAAGCGTCCAGTCTTTCAGGGATGATGCATCACCGATCGCATTCCACTGCTGATACAGGCACTTTATCGGCGTCATGCGCGCCGCCCCACGCCAGCTTTTCAGTGTCTGCCGGACATGCTCCGTCGCGGCGACAAACGTTATGGTCATTGATATGACCGCCGTTCCGTCCTGCGCCGGCTCGGTCACACTGAACCGCGCAGGATCGAATGAGTTTCCGCCGAACGTCGCCGGGCGAAACAGGTTATTGACCACCCGGTAATAACCAAACGCAGGGTGATAAAACTCCACCGTCTGTTTGATGTCGCTCGCCGGCCGGCGCTCCTTCCACTCTCTCAATGTCGGCATCAGTCGGCCCTCGGCATCACTTCGGTGATCAGGTAATCCAGCCAGTATCCATAGCCAGGCTGAGCCTCAACAATCCAGTCGTCGTATTCCTCGGTAATGTCCTCGATACCGTTACTGATGACCGTTGCGGTCCAGGTGACAATGTTGCCGTTTTTGCTGGTCTGCACCGGCATATCGACGAAATGCAGCGTCTGCTGCTGAACTCCCTGCGTATCACCCAGGTCGATCGGCATCTGGAACCAGTTACGCCCGCGGTCGCAGTACGTCGGCGAGCGCAGCCACGACTTAAATCTCTCTGCCTGGGCAAGCGTGAATATCCACTGCAGCGTCCATGTCGCTTTAAGGTCCGTAGTGATCGGCGTGATTATCAATGGACCGACTGCCGTCTGCGTCGTCTGCCAGGCTGTATCCTGCGTCATGTTCTGATCGGCGCGCTGGGGAAGCGGCAGGAACGGAGGGTATTGAACTATTGCCACGTTTCCTCCGGGCATAAAAAAACCCGCCGGAGCGGGTTTGGTTTAGTAAGCACCTTGCGCTTTTCTTCCGAGACCAAAAGCGCTTTGAATTGCAGAGGACATTGGCCCATTGCGATCAACATCGATAAGAAAAGCTTCCACTGTCACAACACCACCTTCCTGGCTGGCCTGCGCCTGGAATGAATGCTGTCCGCCACTGGTCTGGTCATAAAACTGGATGTTTACCTGGACCTGTCCGCCATTCATATCCTTATTGCTGATGACCTTCCCGTTATCGCCGGGGATCATGTACTGCTTTCCGGTGCTGGCTTGGTAAATCTCTGGTTTACCTTTTTCGCCGACCTGATACAGGCCGCCGGCTGATACCGGGCCGCCATTGTAGCGAGCACCAGATACAGTGCTTAGAGCCATTGATGTTGCCAGCCCAGAACCATAGGCCACGGCCCCTACTTTTGCGGCTGCGCCACCTGTAGCCACGGAGGCGGCATAGGCTGCCGGTGTCCATGCGTTGGTTAACAGGGATGCCTGTAGCAATCCGTTAGCAGTTGATGCCGCCCCGATTGTCTGCCCGATGATAAAGTTTTTCAGCATCTCCACGCCAACCTGAACAATGCTGTTGATCACGCTGTTCAGGATGGTATTCCCAAGAGACTTCATTGCCTCCTGTGCTGACATTGTGCCGGTTAGCAGGCCGGTGATTGCATTGGAGGCATTCCCGCTAAACGCATCCACCGCACTCGTCAGCATGTTATAGCCGAGGCTTTGCTGGCTGAGGATTTCCCATTGAGCTGCGGTCCTCTGCTGCTCGTACTGCGTGTCGGCTGCGTTTTTGAGGGCCAGCGCGTTCTGATGGGCCAAAACGCCCTGCTGCTCAAACTGCTGAATCAGCGCCAGCTCCTGCGCGTGCTGGTTGGCCAGCTGTTGGACAGGGTCAATCTGCCCCCGAGCTTCCTGCATGGGGCTTACAGTTTGCTGAGCGCGTATCTTAGCCAGATTAACCTGGTGCTGAGCCTCCAGTTGCTCACTGGTCTGATTGTACTGCTGCTGAGTGATTTTTTTGGCGGCCAGTGCAGTTTGCAGATCTTTAACATCCTGCTGGTAAGACGCATTCTCTCTGGCTTCAGGGAGCAGTTTTTCTGCCGCAGCCTGGGCTTTGAGGGCATTAGCCGTATCCCATATTTCTCCACGGTATTTACCGGCAAGGGCAATTTGCTCTTGGGTGGCTCCCTTACCTAGTGATTGCTGAGCCTGTAATACTGCCTGCTCCCGGCTTAACTCCTGCGTTGATCCAGCAGCGAGTTCTGATTGCTGCTTCAAGTTGGCTAGTTTTTGGTTTACCGATTCCTGCTGGTTAGCAAGTTTCTTAGCCTCAGATTCCGCCGCCTTATCTTCCTTCTTCTGATCCTTTCTTGCCTGAGTGTTTCTCTCTGTTGCAGCATAATTATCCTGAAGCCTTTTGATTGCTAGCTCATCTGTAACGCCTGCATCCTCAGCATCATAGGCCGCCTGCTGCCTGGCTTTTGCTTCCCCCTCCAGCTTTGACAAGGCAAGTCGGCGCTCAGCCTGCTTAATTAGCTTCTCGCCTTCTTTCCCGCCCCAGTTTATTTTCAGACTTTCTGAGTTGAAGGCTTTCAGGGCCTGCGTTGATTGGCCGAGTTTTTCAGCCAGGAATGCCTGGGTTCCACCGAGGAATGACGCTTGCTTTTCTGCTTCAGCGATAGCGATAGCGTTATCTCTGGCAGCCCTCATCTGATCAACAATGCCCTGATTAACTTGAATGTTAATTAGGTGTAATGCGTCTTCAGTTTGCTTAAGAGTGGCTGTCGCTCCATCCAGATCCCTGCGCTTTTTGGCCAACTCGTTTGCGGCATCCCTTGCCTTAATCACGAAACCATTATTTTGATCTTCGGTAACTCCATATTGCCTTGCAAGCGTTGTATATTTCTCGTAATCGGATTGCAGACCTGAAATGGTATCTTTCAGATCGCTAATAGCTTCCTTTTGCGCCTCAATTGAGGTGACCGTATCAGCCCTAACGCCCTGAGCTTGAGCAAGATTCATGTCCTTGAGGCGCTTAATAACGTCAGGTACGGTGTCAGCAAAAGCTATTGCCTCTTTTCTGGCCTCAGCCTGTCGCTGTGAATACAGATACCAGCCAGCGGCAACAATGGCTATTACGCCAATGGGCCCACCCAAAGGAGCAGTAACCGAATTCACTACCTTCATTGTGTTTGCAAAAGTTATACCCGTAGCGGCCACTTTGGCTTGTGATGCCGCTAGTGCATTATTAGCCAATGCAGCTTCAGCGGATGTTGCGACATAAATCCCCCTTAGCCGTATAACGTTCTCAAGTGCAAAGGCTTCAGCGGCAGATCCTTTTGCTACATTATACTCCGCAGTTGCCAGATTTAGAGCGGAAAGGGCAGCATCTTTATCTGCTACTGCTTTTCTGGCTGTTACTGATGCCGCTGCAGCTTCCTGCTGCGCCGATTGCCTTGTCGCAACTATTCCCTGAATTGTTGCCTTCACTCTTGAGGCTTGAGCGGCTGTTGCCATTGCTAACGCGCCAGCAAACCTACCGCCCATTATTGCAGCAGCGCCAATTAAAGCTGTCCCCAGTGTCTCAAGGTTTTCGCTTATTGTAATAACAGAGTCTCGGAACCCTGCTGCGAATGATTTAACCGTCGAGTTTTCGCCAAAGAACTTCGTTACGTTGTTATCGGCCACCTGCAATCCCTTGGCGATTGAGACGGTGGTGTTGGCAAATTCTTTGCCGATTGCATCCCCTTGTGACAGAAGCCCCTTAACTACAACGTCTGTTGTCAGTTGCCCTTGAGCGGCCATAGCCCTTAACTGACCAATAGAAACACCCATCGAATCAGCCAGAGCGACCATGAGGCGGCTGCCTTGCTCTGACACTGAGTTAAACTCTTCGCCGCGCAGAACGCCGGAAGCTATACCCTGTGATAGCTGAATGATTGCGTTCTCAGCTTCCTGAGCAGTTGCGCCGGATACCGCAAATCCCTGGTTGATAATGGTGGTAAGGCGGGTTAAATCTTCTGCGCTGGTGTTGTATGTTCTGGTTCCGCGCTCAAGCCGGGCGTAAAGAGTCGCCGTGCCGTTCAGGGATGACTGGGTTGCTTGTGAAACATCAAAGATCCGCTGCATAACTTCGGCCTGCGTCTCTCCAGTACGAACCGAGTTAGCGACTTTGTTATTCAGTTCAGTCCAGGCATCGGCGTAACTCGCAACCTGTTGCACAGAAAGCGCGGCCAGCAAGCCTTTAGCAACGCCAGAAAGGCTGGACATTGTTCGTTCCATCGATCCAATAGAGCGCTCAGTGCGGTTAACGCTGGCTTCAAGGCGGCCCATGCTCCCATTAAGACCGTTCAGTGCCGCATCAACTTCCCGGCGAGCTGCCAGTAAGCGCGAAGTATCCATGTCCACTTCATAGATAACGCTACCAGCATCAAATGTTCCAGCCATTTACTTTTCTCCGGGCAATAAAAAACCCCGCCGGAGCGAGGTTGGTGATTACCAGAATGCAAAATTACATTCTGATTTCATTTCAATGAGTTATGCCACATCAGCACCGTGAATCAGGTGGCGAAGCGCCTGAACCCCTTCGGCGTTGTAACGGAACGCCTCAACCTGCTTATCCGAGTGCCTCGACTTATCCAGAAAGAACTTGCCGTACTGCTCAGTTTTCAGGTTGTGTTTATTGGCCACGCGACCGATCTTGTTCGCAGTGCAACCGAGTTGCGCTGCCACTTCACCCGCCGTTGAGTAATGCTCTTCAATCGCCGGCAGTGGCACAACTTCGTGACCGAGAAGTGGGTTAACAAGGGTGGCAACAATCACCTGGTTAGCCGATTCACCAAGCCGCGGAAACATTGACATCAACTCCCGAGCTGATGCGATGTTTTTCTCCAGCGCCTGAGCTTTAAGCTGTTCGGCTTTGGCAAGACGGTACTCAGGAAGTCCGGATGAAGTCTTGTCCCTCGAAATGTTGTAAGTTCCCGTATCCATCAGCGCCGGGAGCACCTCTTCACATACCCAATCCTGAACACGTTCAGCTGAAGGGAGTGAGCTGCGCATGATGAGGCGAAATACATCCGCCTGACCAACAAGTTGAATGCCCCGCGGGTTGTCACCGAACCCCAATTCTCGCGATTCGCTATAATTAAGTTTAATCAGCGACTTACAATGCTTTTTCAATGCATCTGCTGGGTTGGTATATCCCAACGCTCTTGCGAGCGGCACCGCAAGAAACACAGGCTTTCCTTTGAAGCGGGCTGCATCAATGCTTACACCCATACCTTCACTTGACTTAAACTCAAAATGTTTGATAATCGAATTCATAGAGTTTGCCTTCTATGTATGTTAGTGATAGCCGCCAGCGCCAACTGGCGGTTTTTTCTTTTTGCATCACTGCAATACTCCCGTCCCGTATGAAAATACATTTTTCCAGTTAGTATCCCCCCATGGGTGCTCTTCAATATGTTTCGTTTCGCGGCGAAGAAGATCTCGCGTCCTGTTTATAGTCCTCGCATGGTTGGTCACTATCGAGGCAAAGCGAGGTAGTAATTTGTGCTCTGCTGCCAGCAATAACGGGTAAATGTTATGACAGGCTTCGTACATAACTGCGCTTGATCTCCACAGGTAAGACAGTGAGCAAAGCTCTTCGTCACTGAACTGCTTCGCAATCGGCGAATGAGCCACTTCACGATCCAGAATATCCAGCACCCAGCGGCGGAACTCTTTGGCCTTTGGCGTGCGAGCAAACATCGCAACAAGGTGGGCTCCACGCAGAGAGAAAACGCGTGATTCCTGCTTTCCTGAAGGGGTGGTCAGTTTGACCACCCCTGTCATTTGTGCTGTAAATTCATCAGCATGGCGTGAGTAGATGCGTTGAACTGCTTTATCATCGGCATACTCAAGCGCTTGACCAACTTCGGCTGCCGTCAGCCAGACCTGGCCACCCATTTCCATGTAGGCAAAATTGGTATTGTGGAAACTTAGCTCTTTGTTCTGTACAATATTCATGTCGATATTTCCTTTCCGGGATTTGTTCGATAAGGAGCCCTGACTATCGCAAGTAGTTAGGGCTTCGTCGTTTTTATGGTTGGGCATTTTTCACCCCAATTAGGCCGTAAGCCTTTCTCAGCTGATAAATCAATTCGGTATTGAACTGCCTGCACTGCTCTTCACCACTGCGCTCAATTGCTTTACGCACATCCTCCGGAAATCGAACTTTACGCTGATACATGTCTTTTGCTTTTTCCATGACTACCTCCACTAAATGCCCCACCGTGAGACACAGGATAAGTGTCACACCGTGCGTCATTGCTGTCAACCCCACCGTGGGGCATAATTTACTTATTGTGATTTTTGAAGGCGATGAACACCATCATGAGTAGAGAAGATCCGCAACTGAGAATCAGGCTACCAAGTGAACTTAAAGATAAAATTGAAGCCTCTGCGAAAGCTAATAACCGCTCAATGAATGCTGAAATAATCTTCAGGATAAACCTGAGTTATCTTCTTGATGAAGACAAAAGCATGTTCACTACCGTCGCCGAACCCAACAGCTATGTTGGGCATGCTGAAAGGGTTCTTAAATCTCGAGTCGAAGAATCCTTGCCATCCTTCCTTGAACTTATGGCGAAAAAAATCATGACGGATGAATTCAGGGACGAACTCAAGAGAAAAGCAAGGGAGCAAGCCGAAAAAGAATGGGATGAGATGCACAAAAAACCCACCTGATGGTGGGCATTAACAAATATCTCGAGAGGTCTGGCTTCAATTACCTTGAAAACAGAAACCCCGCAAACACTAATACTACAGCGGCGGCAATTATCCATGAGATCGCCGTCGTCATTGTCGCCGAATCTTTGGCTTCATCCTCAATTAATTTAATTTTCTCTTCAAATTGAGATTGCTTTTTATCAGCGTCCAGCATGGTAAGGGCCAGCGTCTCTTCTAAAAGTACAGAGTTGAAAAGCTCCACCATGGCTTTATGCTCAGATAACCCGATTTTGGTTAATAGCTCCACCACGGCATCTTGTACATCCAACTCAGCAGCATGTTTATTGCCGCCAGAGTCTTCTATATCTTTGACGTACTTGTATTTTTTTAATGCTATCTCTCGAGCTTTAAGCCTGTTAACCTTCACTACATTTTCCATGCTCTCACTATTAACGAACAGTTCGCTAACGTCGTAGTCCAAAGAAAAACTCATATCCCTATCCCCACTGGTTAGTTTTGGACAGATTAGCAGGGATATGAGGGAGTAAAAAGCCCACCGTGGTTGACTCATTTCTTCTTCTCTTCACGTTTGCGTCGTCGCTCTTCCCGCAACTCCTCTCGGCGTAAATCATCAAACACCTTTACGATCGCTTTCATCATCATGAAATTGACGAAGTGGTGATTAACGCAGCCGTGAATGCGTAACTGCTCGGTGAACTCTTCAGCCGATCGCAGCGCCTCCATCATGTTCTTCTCGCCTTTCATGAACTCCGAGAAGTCGCGCCCCGCTCTGGAGGCGCATTCAACAATACGGTTATTCATGGTCACGCCGCCGCATACAGCAACTTCATTTGTCCCTTAACGGGGAACACAGCCATGCAGCGGGCTTCGAAGTCCTTCTGGTCAATGCTGCAACTGGCAATGTTGGTAACGGCGATCAGTTGCTGCTCGACCTTCTCCAGTGCATCAGGCTTAAGATGTTGGTGAATCTTCTCCTTGCTGTCCCCGGCGGCTTGTTTGGCTGCCTGATAGACATAATCAGGAAGTGCTACACCGTACACCCAGCGAGAGGTGATCTGCCCGAACAGAGCCGGGCAACCGCCGACATGACCAAAGTAAGGAAGGCCGGACATTTTCGACAGTGCTTGATAGAACGGGTCTTTAAAGCGCTTCTCCCAGGACGTTGGTTGCTGGCACACCATCAGGCCGACAATCTGATCCTCGGTGAGCTGGAAGTTTTTACTCAGCAGAAGATTTTTAATGTGTCGGTCACAGGCGCGGGCGAATTTTACTGACAACCAGCGGGCGAATTCCACCGCCAACTCCGGATGAAGCCAGGTCCCGCCGTTTCGCCCTTTTTCCACTCTGACTAAAAGGGGAGAAAAATCCTCTTTTACGCCAGAGCTAGCAATTCCAAGCTCCTCAGCCAGTTCGGCGATATAAATTTTTGTCGCCTCAGTCTTTAGCCAGTCCTTTGGAAGCTTGCCGTGATGCTTTGCAGCAACTGTGGCATTGAACCAGCAATCTGCTGTAAAAGGGAATGAACGGTCATCGTAATTCATAGGGATGATATTAGACATATCGGTAATTACCTTTTAGTGATGAACCTTGTCTCACAGGAATCCGGCCCACAGAAAGGCACCGACAGCCAGCCGGTATCCTCAAGGGTCATCCTGAAAGGTTCTGTGTGAAATGCGCGTGAGATGCGCGGTGAAATTTGGGTATAAAAAAGCCCCGGACTATACCGAGGCTGGCTTATTGGTTGGCTTTGGCCTGCTTCCGTTTGCGTCTTGCAAAGTACGCATCGGCTGCATCGTCATACTCTTCCCTGGTATACCCTTTCTGATCCGGGTATTTGGCGATGAGCATTAGGCTGAATTCGGTCATCGTCAGGTTTTCAGCTTCCTCTCTGCTGATCCCGAAGTGGTTGCGTGCAGCGATGACGTAATCGGCAGCCCGGAACTCACTGGTTTTTTCATTTGTCTCATGGCGCTGAAGTTTGCGTACTTTGGCCTTTCCGATAATGCCGTGCATCATCAGACTTTGTGCAAGGATGACCATATCCTGCGGATTCATGACGCCCTTATGCCACACAAACGCCCTTCTTTTGGTTTTGCCGGGCTTCATCCAACCAACCAGATCACCTATGTCATCATTGCAGCAAGCGGTGAGGACCGTGTGGGCGGCCAGTAGAGATTTCTTATCAAGATGTAAAGCAGAAAGGTGTTTAGCCAGCCATTCAGGCACTCTGCCGTACGCTTCGACAACCCTCTGAATGAGAGGTGTTATTTCATCGTTGCAAAGGTCATAGAACGTCTGAACTATTTCTGCTGGCTCGCCAATGCGCGACATAGCCATGAATGATGGCCGGAAAAAATAATCCCGGTCCCCGACGGTTACCAGGCATTCTCCCAGCTCTTTTAGCGGAACCATTTGCTGCCTCCTGTAAACAAAATCAAGGGCAGGATCCTGCCCTTTGTTTTGCTTACGCCGTGACAGTAACCACGTGGGTAGCCACGAATTCACCATCAACCGTCTTCACAGTAATTGTTGCTGTTCCCGCCGTTGCACCTGACGGCGCTGACACGGTTACCGTATTACCAGTGATGGCGACGGTTGCACGTGCCGGCACGGATGAGCTGGCTGTGAACAGTTTGTTATCAGCATCTTCCGGTGCAATATTCACTGCGAATGTAGTACTGGAGCCAGCAGCAATAGAGCTGGTCGTCGGCGCAACACTTACACCGGTAACCAGAATGTCACCATCAGCTTCGGTGATCTGGAAAGTCTGACCGTCAGCCAATTTGAACTCAAAGCTGTAGGTCACGATTTCTTTCACACCACCGCCGTCACTGGCTCCTGATGGGACCATATAGCCGATGTGGTAATAATCGCCCCAGTGGAAACGCATCCATACACCTGGCTGGCGGCGGGCACGAACCTCATCGACGATGTATTTCACGAACTGCTGAATGCCAAACTCATCAGTGCGGTCTTTAACGCGAACCTCCCCTTCGATGGAGTAGGTCGGGTCCAGACTGGCAATCAGGTTTGAACTGAATCCGCCGTTATCAGCATCAGAGGTCAGGGCCTCCGGGCTAAGGTCCCACGTTGCCGATGTTGGCAACCCCATCAGTTTCCAGTCGCCTTCCGCCGGAAACTGGTCGGCACAGCCGTAAGCCAGTTCCAGCGTCTTAGCGCGACCAATTAGTTGTCCGTTGTCGGAGCAGCCTTGCATCGTTGCTTACCTCGCTTCAGATAATAAAAAAGGCCGCTCCAGGCGACCTTATGTGGTTTTATTCGGTGTTATCCGCCAAAGAGACAGGCGAACTGCAGGCGCCACACCATACGCCCCTCGGTTGTGATAACAGGCGAAGGAATTCCGCCCATGTTGGATATCTGCCCAAGGCAGGTGTGCGTCATCGGGTTTTGCTGCACGTAATCGATGATGGCCTGAGCGTCGTTCTCTGACTGCGCATAGTCAGCAGATGCCTTTCCCTTGCTTATCACGTCCACCATGACGTAGTAATCAGCGGCCATATCACGATCTACTGGCGTGCCACCATTTGGTCGGAACACAATAAAGCGGTCAGATGCCTTGCCGGTATCATTCCATGACAGTGACTGAACGATGTATCCGGCAGTCAATCCTGACTCAACAAAGACATTTCGAACCCGCCTGTGCATAGGAGGTGTCATAGCTCCATCTCCCTGCGTATAACTGCGTCAACTCTGTCTCTGGCGTTTTCAGCACCTTTCTCAAGGAATTTTGGCTCGCCTGATGTATCCCATATATTTCCACGGGAGCCGGGCGCTTCGCCTTTTCTTACAGGACGCGGGGTGTTTTTTCCAAGATGAATACCTTTGGCCTCATGCACGTACGCCGCATAATTTGCAGAATAACCAATTCTCCCGGTTAGTCTGGTGCCCTTGATAACAACCTCTCTAAACTGAGAGTTAACCAGAGTGCTGGTATCGATAGGAACCAGCACCGCTGACTCCAGCCCAATCTCAAACAGAGCAGAGTAGAGCGCCCGCATGGTTTTTCGCTTTTCGATATTATCAATCAGCCGGTTGATGTTATTGCTGACCTTGGAGACTCCCCGAACTTTAACGCCCATAATCAGACTCCAGACGTAAAAAAGGCCGCCATGGCGACCTTATATTGAATTTATTCTCTGCCGTGATTTTCGTGGTATCCATTCTCAACTTCAGCTTTTTTCCTAGCGTCGATCGCATCATCTAACAAGGCGTAATACCCAAGTTGCTTTCGCTTGCCGTCAACATTGATGTATGCCACCCATTTAGAGCGTTGTGAATACCACCTTACCCCTGCAATTCCACTCGTATTGTTGGAGTATCTTTTGACGTTTTTCATATTCTCGCAAAACTCGACAACTCGTAAGTTAGTGATGCGATTGTCAGTCTTGTTCCCGTTTATGTGATCAATGACGCCAGAGGGAGAAGACTGATGATATATTGCCCAAGCAACGCGGTGAGCCTGAAATTTCACCTCATCAATAGCCAAGGATAGATAACCCGCCGAACTTTTCCATCCAACGGTCTTGCCTTGGAACCTTGAATTCCATGCCGAGTGGGCCTGTCTATTTTTGAAGTGAGATGAAGGCCTTCTTTTCCATGTAAGAACTCCAGAATCAGCGTTGTAATCAATGCAAGAAGAAACCCAGTCCACGGGGATGTCTTTATGATCTTTCACATTAAACCTCACAGTAGGTTTCACAGAGAGAGGTGCGCGGCAACAGAGTCTGTGTTCTCTGCTTTCGACTGGCCGGTCTAGCCGCGCCATTACATTTTATCACGCGCCGGTGATAATCGCATAATCATCGGCTAGTCTCTCGAATGTATCCGCATAACGAATTATTTGACGAATTTCATCAGCATCATCAGGTGGGTTTGGAGATAGAGACACACCAAGAAAAATGTAATCACCCTCTTTTGCCTCTGCGTATTCACTCCATATCGTGTTTTTAACCACAATTTCCCGGCCAAGGTCACCGATTTTTGCAGAGAGCCCGCCCTGGTAGTCGCAGAGGATAGCGATCGGCGCTTCCCACCCGTACGGCTGACCTCCGCCGTCGGTATCACTACCGTCAGCATCGCGTATACGCCGCCAGATTGTCGCCGTCGCGGTGTATGACCAATTAGCTACCGATGACATCAGTCATCCCTCCATCGCAGCACAACAGCACCTGTGGCGCGTATGCGGTCGCAGTTAATGAACCATACTCCGTCGCTTTTCACGTACGCCGTCGTTTGCTGGCCGGTATCAGTGATCACCCACACCCGGGTAAACGTCCGCGGCAGCCGTTGCTGAACTGAAACCCACGCCATTAGCAGCCCCCGACCACCATAAACAGGCCCACACTGTTGCCGGCGCTGATCGGAAGTTCACTGGTGCAGCCGCTGGTATCCAGTTTCGCCAGCGAGTCACGCAGCCAGGTAATGCCGTCGTCTCCGTAATCGAACGAGCGCGACGCTCCTGATGGCGCCCCCTGCGATTTTATTCGCCGGGCACCGGATGACGTCGCCATGAGCGCAGCGGCATACATCAGAATGAGCTTTGCCGTGCATTCGTCGTATCCAGCACCATCGAGGCACGGGATAATCTTGTTCACCACGCAGAGAATCGGATCGAGCAGAGCGGCCGGGATGGAGTAACCCAATTCACCGAGGAACGCCTGCACGTCTGCCGCTGTGATTGGGTCAGCCATGGTTATTTCGCCTTCTTCGATTTGCTGGCAGATTCTTCCTGCTGCTCTGCCTGCTCTGCAGCATCATTACCCGGCGTAGCCACTTCCAGCGCTTGCTCTTCCACTTCGCCCACCACCGACACACGACCAGCAAAAGCTGCAGGAACGTCCGCCGCGACGAATTCGTGGCCAACAGGAAGTTGCTGGAAGACGCCATCAATCATGCCCCAGCAGCCGGTTTTCTCGACCTTTAACGTTTTCATGCTTTCTCCCAAAGAAAGGGGCCGAAGCCCCTTAACCCTGTGCGTTGAAGACTTTAGAGCGACCGTTGAAATCACGCTTAATCTGCAGACCAACAGCACTCCAGACCAGAGTGTTGTAGTTGTCGAACGGATTCTGTCGCGGGATCATGAAGGTACCCACCGGCGCGGCGATGCGCGTCTTGATGTACTGCGAGTTGCGAACGTACGCAATGAAGTGGTTACCGGTCAGCTTAAAGGTCTGGTTGAACGACTCGATTCGACCATAGCGCAGGATGTATTCCAGCACAGTGCCTTCTTTGAAGCCCGCAGCATCGGAATACGGTCGGTTCAGGTTGCGCATGATATCCGGGGATGCCCATGCTTTTACCTTTTCCTGCACATAGTTATCGTCCAGTAGTTTCGCGAATGGACCGGTGAAGAAAGCGACAGTTTCGTCAGGGGTAGAGGTGGTCAGGTCGATGTTGAGGCCTGACGCACTCAGGTCTACCTGGTTGGTGTTGGCGTGGTTGGTAATACCAGCGCCGACATAGCCCTTCACCTTCACCTTCGCATCACCTGAAAGCATGTAGTCAGCCATGTCTTCACGGATAGCCGCAACGTGCGCTTCCTGGTCATCGGCCATCGCGTCGAGGTTTTCGGACTGCATGCCGTTCCACTCACGCCATTCGCGGCTGTAGCCGGTGTTAAAGATCGGGATCGGGTCGCCGGCTTCGTCGTAGATGACTTTATCCAGCTCTTCCGGAACATGGCCAGTCAGTGTGCGATGAACCTTGCCAGCGTCACTGGAAACGCGGTACAGCGCAGCCGTCTTGCCGATAGAGATCGGCGTACCGAGACCGAGCAGGTCATCAAGCAGGCCGTTGCCTTCGTCGTTGCGGAAGACTCGGGTGGTGATGTTGTCAACTTCACGCCAGTAGTCTTTAGAGATCAGCGCAGCCTGGTTAACTTCCAGCGCGCCGCCGTACTGGGCGGAAATGTTGTTCTGGTTAACGTTGAAGGATTCGCGCTGCATCAGCAGCTGATTCCATGCCTTCTTGATCTGGTTATGTTCAGTAACCAGCTTTTTGTTAAATACGATCATGCTCATGCGGTAGCTTTCCCTGATTTGCGAACTTTCACGAGCTGGGCTTCAGCACCAACGGTGATCTTTTCGCGTGAAAAGAAGAGGACCTGGTCGGTGGCTGGAGTGGTCGACTTGGCCAGTGTGCCGTCACCGGCAGAAACCAGACCTTCGTTTTCCAGCAACACTTCGCCAGCCTTTACCAGCATGTGGTAATCGACATCGTCTTCGCACATGATGGCCGCGCCAGTATCCCCGGCCGGCACTGCATCGCGGATATCACCGCCGCCGATATAATTGTGCTGGAGCGCCAGGGCTGCCCCTGCACCACCGGCCACATTGTGAACAGCCAGTTTCCCTGTGCTATCCAGCATTACCAGAGATCCTGGCTTCACTGCTGCCGCCATGATTGCTTCAATGACCTGCGGGTCATTCTTGCGGGCCGGGCCCGCGATTACGGTATGGAAACGAGGTGCGAGAGCCATTATTCAGGAGCCTCCATAGAAAGGATTTCACTCTGAGCGCCATTCCCCTGGAATGCCGGGTTCAGACCGGTGCTGGTCTGGCACTGCGAGTACATGTCGTTCAGCGCTTCGCCGGCCAGCGAGTTGATCGCCGCTTCGGTCATGAACGGGAATTTCGCTTTGACCGCTTCACGCTTGGTCTTGAGGTCTTTTTCAGCGTTGGCCTGCAGCTGAGTTTTCAGCGTACTGATCTCGTCAGTCAGCGGCTTAATCGCCAGATTTACTGCTGCGGTAATCGCGTCAGAGTTAATCTGAGTACCCGGCTGGTCGCCTGCTTTATTCTGTACCTGCTGGTTATAGGCATCCCAGACCTGATCGTCGGTCAGCCCCTCGGTTTTAACGCCTGCGGCATTGAGCGCGGCGATCATCTTCTCTTTCATCGGGTTTGTTTCTCCGTTGGTTTTGACTTCGTACTCAGTGGGTTTGCGCACGACCTCTACTGGATCGCCGACCAGCGTGACTGTGCTGTCGTCGATGAGGTATTTTTGCTGGAAGAGCTTATTGCCCTCTTCGAAAATGAATTTGTCTGGCCATACGGTCACGACATAGCGATAAACATCGCTGCCTGACGGCGCGCGAATGGCTTCCCGCAGCATCTGGTAGATTTCATCGAATGAGGCATCTGAGTTGTGGGTGAGGAAGAACTTCACTTTGTTCAGCAGGCCATCTTTGAGGCTATTTGCCGCATCAACGAGGCTTGCCGTTTCGACTTCGCCTTCCTGTCCATCGGCATTCACGAACAAGCCGACGCCCTCTTCTGGAGTGCCGGCGCCCGGTTCATCGAGCAGGATAGCGATATGGTCGAACTGTATATTGCGAGCGATCCATGAGTATTTCTTCTGCTTCGACTCGCCTGATTTTCTCTCTTTGTTCGTGAGTAAGCCGGTAGAGAGGTGGATCGGGTCGGTGTTGGTGCCAGCGATCATCTCATCAAGGCGATTAATCAGTCGCTTACCGTCAGGCTTTGTCTCGGCGACCGCCTTATTGATATAAACGTCCATGACAACCTGGTCGCCTGACTTACTGACGTTCTGCGCCCATGCACCGACGTGATAGCTGTTAATGGCCCGCGGGTCATTGGCGCTGACATACTTGCCATCTACCATCGGGTGCGGAAGAGGCATCAGCTTGCCTTCCATCGTCTGGTAGCTGTTGTTAATCTCCTCCGCCGGGTACAGGCCGCCATTCATCACGATGTCATCGACGATCGGTACCGCACCACGAATGACGTAGTGCTCCTGGCCGTTGATGGTTGTCGTTGAGATGTTGGAGGCGTTGATGGCGAGGCTTTTTACATGAATACTGGTAAGGTTCATGTTTAACCCTTTGGATTATTAAAATGAAAAAATGGTTACTGGCCTTAGTGTTTGTAGTCGCCCTCCCAGCCAAGGCAGGTTTCATAACTGGCAATGAGCTTTATGAACTCTACAAAGCGTCAATCCGTGCCGAACAAGCATCACCAAGTGAAAAAGATTTAGTAGATGCAAGTGAATATTTGGGGTACGTAACAGGTGTGTGGGACGCGCTAGAAGGCTTTGCCGTTTGCACTGGTGACAAAATCACAAGAGGGCAAATCGGCGACATGGTCGGTGAATATCTAAAAAGCAACCCCGGCATCCGAGATAAACAGGCTAGCTCCATAATCATGATTTACCTGAATGCTAAATATCCATGCAAAAAATAACTATGCTGCCTTTTTATTCGGGGACCACTGTTTGCGCTCTTTCTCCAGCTTCTCAGCTAACCCCTGATTGAAAATGCTGCCGTCGTCGTTGAGCAGCACTGGAATCTGGCTGCAATAGCAGTTGTACCGGTTGCCGTTCTCAGCGTAGAAGTCTCGCACCTGCTCGGTGGTATAAACCTTGCCGTGACGGCTGGCGTGCCAGCTGCGCGTCGTCGGTTTGAGCGCCGACAGCCACAGCAGGCCGGTATTCAGGCCAAGACGATCCGCAGCCCAGTCCGTTTCGTTCCATTGAGCCTGGCGCAGCGCGCCGACCTGCTCAGTCTGAGCGATAGTCTTTGCGCGGCCCATAGAGACATCAAGGCGCTTGCTTATCACCTGCGCCGTTTCGCGGGGATTCACACCGCGCCCAACGGCATCCGCGATGATGTTCGCCAGGTCACCGCGCGCCCGGTCAGCTTCCAGCTTCCAGTCGCTATACGTGCTGATGTAGGCACTGGCGATCTGGTTCTGGTATGCAGGGCTGCTTAAAAGCTGCTGAAGCGTCGCCTGGCTGGCATATACCTGCGACTGTTGCGAGAGGTTGTTGAAGGCCTCCAGCGTTCCGCGCTGCGTCTCAGCGGCGACGTAATCCATCGCCCAGAGGTTTTGTTCGCCGCCTTCCAGCAGGTAATCGTCGAGAATAACCTGTACCGCTTCGAGCAGGTCGGCCAGTTCCTGCGCTGACATGTCATAGATGAACTTGCCGGCGTTGACCTGGTAGAGCGTTGGCTCTGCACCGTTAACGTGACACAGGAAATGCCAGTTGTGGCTGTTTACCTCACGCTCACGCCCGGTCAGGCGCTGGTCGAACAATGCTTTAAGTGCCACCTTTATCGAGTAATACCTTGCCTCAATGTCGCGCTCCATCTTGCTGACGGACTTGCGCGACATTGTGGGGTCAACTTTCGACCGTGGTATCACCGGGCTTTTCGGCTTCTGATTCTGGGTCGGCCAGTGGGTCAGGCTTTGGCTTGTTGCCATCTGGCGGCACCTCATCATCAAGTTCAGGCAGTGGTTGCAGTTCACCAGCAGCGCGGATTTCGTTCTCTTCGATAGCCGAACGGCCGTACGCGTTCGTCGACTTCACAGCTACATCCGCGAGTTTATCCATGTTGGCAATCTTCTCTGCCTGGCTCGGTGCCAGAAGATCAGACCAACCTACGGTGATTTCTTCATTCTGAGCCGGTGGAATAATGCCAAGCGTCCAGAATCGCGAAACCACATCGGTGATAACGTCCGTCAGGAAGCCTTTCCGGCGGCTCATCCTGGTGCGCCCCCAGCCCTTTGCATCCTCAGTGCTGGCGCGCTCACCCGTCTGCATCCCAACGAGTTCTTTCACAGGGATGGGAACGGTCGCGCAGAACTCGCTCAGCGCGGTACGCCAGGTCGGCTCTGGGTCAGCTGCTGCCACACTCAACACCTCAGCGGTACCAGCCTGCATAAAGCTGGCGCTGTCGGTGCTGTCGTTAAGGCGGCGGACCTGCTGATCAAGTGCTTCAGCAAGTTGCCCCTCAGCCACGCCAAGGGCCTTGGCGAGAGCGGAGAAGTTCGTCTTCTCACTGAATGAGTAGTTGAGCTGGCGACTGGCGTTCTTCAGGAATCCCTCAGACGCACCGCCGCTCACCTTCTCTATATCCAGCAACTTGTTAAAGCCAGCCTCAAGCAGCGACTTTCCTGACGTCATCACGCCATCATCAGAGCCCTCTGCCAGGATGATTACGCGATCCGGGTGTACGTTGATGATTCGGCCCGGGCGGGCGTCAAAGTTTCCGTCAACCGGCAACTCAGTGAACGAGTACATCGTCACTTCGCCGAACGTTTCACTGTCCGGGTTATCGTCCCAGTTAATCGGGTCGATTTGCGCTTCCCATGCAGGAATCAGCTTAACGAGAGCCTTTTCCTCAAGCCTTCCCACGATGGTGGTGTCAACAGGTTCAGACCACTTCTTACTATCTTTAATCTGAAGCAGGATCGCAGAGTAACGCCCAACCAGGTTACGGCGGTCTGCGCCTTTAATCTGCTCCCAGCAGCGCTTCAGGAGCTTGTTGACTCGCTTATCCCACGCTGTTTGCTTCGATGCGTCCTTTGTCTGGTCGCCTTCGTAAACATCTGGGTAGTCTTCCCAGCACCCATCAAGCATGCGCGTCACGGCAGCACCAGCCACCGCATTACGCTGGTACGCTCGGTAGAAGTCATCAAACGTGAGGTGCAGCGGGTAGCCGAATTCCTGATAGAGCCGCTGGCGTTTGGTATTACTGGTGCCGTTAAACAGCATTGATAGGTTTTTATTCCGCTCCCTCTCAACACTGGAGTTACTGGCGCGCTGTTGTTTCATTTCGCTTTCGGTCACGATGTCCTCCGTCAGCGCGATCGCACCAACATGCCGGTGATTTTTTGTGGTGAATGCAGTACGCGATAACGTGTTCCATCCCAGTCGTGGTCTTCTTGCTGGGTGTCGACGTCATCAGGGTTTTTATCGTCACGAACGAGCACCGGGATGCGGCTTATCCAGCCACGGCAGTAGTCAAAAACGTAGAATGCTGGCTTCTCAGGCATGCCTGATTCCAGCTTCACGCCTTCAACCACCGCTTCGAGCATATCCGCAAAAAGAGATGCGCCGTTGATACGGGAGCCTGGCTTTTTATCAGCTGGCAACCAGGTAACGCCCTGCGCTTCCATCTTCTGCGCGATCGATAATTCGTTATCGCCAGTGTTGAATATCGCCCCATCAGCCGGGCCGGGAATCACTTCGCTACAGATGCCTGGCATAATGTGCAACTGGCCCTGCGTGACACCGTCGATTTGAATCTCTTCCGGCTCGTCGACGTCTTCGCCAGCCAGCCGCTTGTCAATCCACGCTACGCCTTTCGCGACGTTGGTGGATGACATATTCAGGCCTTTGTTGAGCTCGTCAGGCGGGCATCCGTACCATTCACCGATCAGGATAAGGGAACCGGCAGGCGGGCAGAACTGTCGACCATCAGACAGCTCGGCGGCTGTGCCATCGGCCTGAGCCCACCAGAGGTTAGAGAACGGCTTCGACTCACCCCAGTCATGGGAGCGGTCGACGGTCCAGCTATCGGGAATACGGAACGGCTTAATGACATGCAGAGCTTCATTCCATAGATGGTCGAATCGGCCTCCGCTGGTCACGTCCCATGAGCCCTCTACCCACGCTTTGCGCCGGTTAGGGTCTTTTATCGCCATCAGGGTCGCGATGTACTGCGGGTCAAGGTACGGGTTCTCTTTAAACGATCCGTGGATAGCTACGCGGGTAAGCGTGATTTCCTCTTCTCGTTCTGTCTGAGGGTTGAATACCATTTGCCGGTCGCGCTGCACGGTCCCGCGCGGCGCTGGCTCAATGAAGCGTTTCTTTACCCAGGTATGCCCGATGCCAAACGGGTTGGTCGTGCTGAACGTCTCCAGCGGGATCGGCTTTAGTAACTTGCCATTATCCAGCGGGTAGTTTTCCGGCCTGAACGATGAGCGTCGGCAGGAGAACATCATTTCGTAGAATTCAGGGGACTGCTGTTTCGTCAGTTCGTTAAAGCCAATGAACGGGAATTCCTGCCCGTGAAAATCCCAGTAGTCGTCTGCCTCTTTGCCGAAGCGGAATAGAAGCTCCTCGCCTGTTGGCCATACCCATCGTAATTCGCTCGCAGATGACAGATATCGAGCGCCATCGTTGAACAGACGAAACATACGCTTCGACTGCGTGATAATGTCGGCAAGGTTCTTGTATTCGGTATCGAAGATGACGCCACGCCAGAACGAGCCATAGCCCACGCCAACATTGCGCCGGAACCGGGCCAACTGCGCAGCAGTTTTACCGGGTCCGCGAGTACCTTCGAAAAGTATTTCGTTACAAGGGCAACTCAGCGCCAGAGACTGAGATCCAGGCAGTGGCTTCCATACAGCTTTGTAATTCATCCACCAAGCACCTCACCCTGTTGTTTCTGCGCCGCCGCTTCCCAGTCATCCACGTTATCGCTGGTTGGCACCAGCATGACGTTATGCGTAACCTCTTTCGTTTCAGCCTTATTCTCAATGCTGTATGCCTCGCGCTCGAGGCCGATAAGCGTTTTCAGGCTGTCGCTCAGGTCTTTCATGGATTTAACGCGGGAAGGAAGACTGATTATTTTGTGGTAGAGATCGTTGAGCTTATCCATGCCTTTGTCATCAGGCGATCGCATCATCTCGCCCAGGTCTTCAAGCGCCGCCACGTTGCCACACTCTCCGGCCAATTCATCGAATAGCGTGTTGGTCAGTTCGCGAGCCCGCCGGATGTCTCCCCGGTGCTCCATGCGTACCGTTGCGATAACCTCGGCTGTCGCCTCTATCAGTACGCGTTCGGTCAAAGTGCTTTCGTTGCGTACCGTCCTGCGTACCTCCCGCTTGCGTACCAAGTCATCAGCCTTTTGCTGAATCTTCGCATTCAGGTCGCGAGACCAGTCGTCACGCTTTGCTCGCTTACGGATAGCGCCTTCGCTGATACCGTGTTGTGAGGCAATTTCACGGAGGGACATCACCCCGGCCCGGTACGCCGTCTCGATGGCCTCCCAGTCGGGTTTGCTCATACTCAATTCCTTATTTTATCTGTTCAGCACCGTCCCTTTGAGACTCGGCTTTGCTGCTTTCTTTTCGCCTAGTGGCGTGAATGGACTTGTCTCCTGTAAGAGACAAATGATGCTCAGAAGTAATTAGGTAGCACTATAGGGAGGTGCACCCAACATGTTGGACGTTTAATAGTGGCCAGTATAGAAGGGCAAACCTCCGGGTAGGCATTTGATGTTACCGGAGTAGGAACAGCCACGCGGAGGGATAATTTACACAATAGAACGCACGACACCATCAACTAACCAAGGAGGTTTAATGTCTCACATCGAAATTATTCAACTGATCGATTCATATGTTTTACTGGCGACCCACATCATTTGTCTCATTATCGCTTACCGTAAATTGATTGCCGACCTTTCTCGACGCTCCTAATCCCCGCCTTATCCAGATTGCACTGCCCCAGCGCAGAGTAAAGCTTCGCGTTTAACTCCAGACTAGCCTGCCACGTGAACGGAACCTCCATTCCGGGGATCGGTGTGTCTGCAGTAAGGTCAGCGCTTATCGGGACCACCGATCCTACCTGATGCAAATAACGCACTGCAGAAACAGCAGAGAAAGCTTGCTTTTTGCAGGCTGTAACCGCCGCTTGCTAATAATTTATGTCGTGCGTCATCACTAGGGGAAGCCCCTCCCCCCCATTTTAAAGTGCCAATAAGCTCAGGCCACATTAATGATTAACAGCATGTTTAATCCAGTTATTAACTGGTAACGTATGCTAGATGAAAAACTTTGAAGCTTTTAACACAGCAAAGAGGAGTCAAAATGAACTTAAATACCCTTAACTATCTGATTAAAAACGCAGAAGAAATCATTATCGAGTCTGCAGAAGAGAACGGACTAAATGCAGAAAATGTTCTTGGCGTAGCTAATCAAGTTGTCGGAGAGAAAAGTACCCAAAACCTCTCAGGAAAACAGCGTTTCCTGTTTGAAGAGGCCATTCTTCCATTGATAGAAAATGTCCCATGCAAAGGTTGGTTCGATGAGTTCGATGGTGATGATGGCTCCAATTTTGACTGCCCAAATATGATTGAAGAAAGGCGGTTAACCCATTGCTATCAAGAACAGAATATGCTCTGCGAGAGTTGCGAAGAAGAGGAAAACTACAGAGCAGCAAAAAAATCTGATTACATGAGAGATTGAGTTCGGCACTCCTTCTCGGCATTTATTATCGAGCCACCTCTTGAAGTGGCTCTGTAATGCCCTACTGACGTTTTGTTTCCGCCTGTCTGATATCAGCCTTATCCCGGTTGTACTGCCCCAGCGCTGATAGCAGTCCTACGCCAAAACACAGGTGTACTCCTCCGCAATATGGTCCGGGTTGCGAAATGATTAAACATATTTAGATACACGATGTATTGTTTAGTCATTAGCTGTTCATTCAGCGCCCCGTTTACTTTTGGATATCCTCTTCGGGGTTTTTTATCACGCCGACCTTGCCATGCAGGAACGGCAATGTAGCCCCGCTACTGACTCACTGCACGGTAGTAGGCCTGCCAACGGTATTTATCTAACCGCAGTTGGCGCAGGCATTGAGCGGTTTCGACGTCTGACTGCAGGTCTTCGTCGCTATCTTTCCCTGCGTCACTTGCTTTGCACGGCGCCGTCATCAAATCCGGGGATGGCGTTGGCAGCGTCGATAGCTCGCTGGCGCAACTGCACAGCATCATCGTCAAACCGGCACACAGTACGATTCGGAGACTGGACATATTTCACCACGTCGCGGGTTATGGTTCGGTAAATGACCTTGCCCTCTTCTGTAGCGGCAGCGGCCTTTTGCTCTACCGGCTGGATAGTCTTTTCGGCTTTCTCTTTCCTCTTCGCCGCGAGGGCGTTGATATGGTCAGCGTGAGAATTCCAGCCAGAACGCCACGAGAAAAAGCAGGAAAGCAGCAGGATGACTACAGCGCTGATGATTGCGGTTAATCGGCTCATTTCTGGCCCCACTCGCAGACTTCACGCTCAATCTCGCGCCTGGTGATCAATCCCTTCCACTGCTTGCCACCGGCATACGTCCAGCGCTGCAGTTCCTTACACGCTCCCGGCACGTCCCCAGCATTCAATTTCTTCAACAGCGTGGAACTGGCGAAAGCGCCAGAACCAACGTTGTAGGTGAATGAGTAAAGCGCGGCACGGGTAGGATCAGGAATGCGGACTTTGATGAGGGGATCAATGGCGCTTGCCACCTTCCGCAGATCGGCTTTCAGCAGGTTGTCGCATTCCCTGTCGGTGTAGCGGTGGCCGCGGCGAATATCGGCGCCAGTGTGACCATCACAAACAGTCCAGACGCCGACAACATCCTGGTAGGCGTAATAACGCCTTCCTTCCAGGCCGTCAGCATTACCAAGCATGACGGAAGCAATGGCTATCGCGCCCGAACCGCCGGCGATCGCACCAATCAGCTTATTCCTCAGCGTCGGGTTCATCTCGGCTCCTGCTACGTCGATTGTCTTCGCGAATCTTGAAGTACAAATTCGTCAGATACGTAAGTACGGCGATGACAATGCCCACCAGTACGCCGATGGCATTCCACTGCTCGGGGCTATAGGCATTAAGCATGCCGTTAAGGATGCTCCCGGCTGAAGCGCCATAGGCAGCACCAGTGGTTATCTTTTCCATGCGATACATACTCTCACCTCGCGTTGTTAGCGGGTGCTGTGCGTGTTTGAAAAGGTCAGGCCCGTCGGGCTGGATTTAACAACGAAGCGTGTCGGTGATGATTCCCGCGGGACCTGATAATAAAAAAGCCATGCAAATGCATGGCCTTGTGATTTGAATCCGTTATTTACAAAATGTATTCGAGACAGTATCTTTCGACTTCCGGACAAAAAAACATATACCGGGACAAAATCTAAATGTAACTGCCTTGCCTGCATGAAACCATGCTGGCTTTTTTTTGCCCAAAGAAAAAGCCCACCGAAGTGGGCCTTACAGCTATCATCATTTTTTATTAGGTGTGGTGCCGGGTGCCTCCCGGTAAGTCGCCGCCAGTCCACAGACGACTCGCAATGCGCAAAAAAAACATATCAGACTGGCAATGCCCCTCCGCATAGGGGGATTCACCACACGAATAGATTAACAACATGTTAATTTTCTGGTCAATAAGATATAAGCAAATGATGACATGAAGTTTTCTTATTGCTGAGTAACTTCAATCTGGTTCAGGACTCTCGCGTATGAGCCTCTGCGTGTCGTGCAGCACGCATTAACTCAAAAGTCCTGACCGGATCACAGGCATAAAAAAGCCCCGGCGGAATGCCGAGGCTAATTTTACAAACTGGTATGTGACTATCATCTTCATGCCGCCACTTAAAGTTAAGGCAGCATATCAAAGTAGACTCAAATATGACGCATTTAATCCAGTTTTGCAAGACTTGAGTCTAAATTTGTCGCCTTTTGTTGTGAACGTGATCGCGTTACCTGCAAAAGAGAATCGCTATCAAGGCGCCGCAAGGTTGTTTTCATCTCCTCCCACCGCTCGGTAAACGTTTCTGACCAGTTCTTCGGGGTCACTCCGACCAGGGCGGCAAGCTTTTGGTATTCATACGTCTCCCGCCCTGCTAGTTCGGCTTTGACGTCCTGCGCCGCCAGCCAGATAAGCTGACGCAGGCGATCAACCGTTTTCTTTGCGATGCGCACGCCGGCCAGTTGCTGACTGAACTGCTCCCACGCCCACCGGGTGATTGTCTCCTGGTGATCCCAGCGGATATTGTCGCTGTAGCTCCACAGCAGCCAAGCTTTCTGATGCTCTTCCAGCAACAGCAGAGCCCGTCGCCAGCTTGCCGTCGAATACTCAACGGGCAGTACGAGAGCGATTGATGAACCCTTAGCGCGGGACTGCTGCCCGGGAATTGGCGGGCTGGATGGGTTTACCATGCGGCCGGTTACCGGGTCGGCGACTTTCTTCCTTCCCCGGCTGCGCGCCGTAGCGGTGAATTGTGCGTTCTCTGCAAAGGCAATCAACTGCCCTTTCGTCGCACCGCTCAGATCGGCGGTGGCCACTATCAGCTGCTGGCGAACAAATTCCAAGTATTGAGCTGTCATGCTGCTTCTCCCAGGCGCTTATAGATACGGACGAAATTGCGTAATATTTTGTAGTCAACCAGTACGGTGCCGCGGTGCCGGCAGAGGCGGAGCTTTTGCCAGCGGTCGCGGATGCGTTCGATAACGTCACGATTCATGCGGCCTCCTGATGGCGGGCGCGGCGCTTCTCCAGCGCGCGGGCTCTGCGGGTGAAGATGGATTTGATGCGCTGCAGGTAGGGAATATCGAACCGGCGCGGCTCGTTATCAGCCTCAAGGCGCTCTACGCGTTCCAGACCAATGCGTTCAACCAGGCGAATGCGGTATTCAACGGCATTTCCGCTCAACTGCCGGTTGCACCGGGTGCAGGCGGAGTGGGCATTGAACACGTTGAATTTCAGGTGCGACGCCGCGCCACGGGAACGGTAATGACTGGCGTCAATAGCGCTGCCGGTCAGGTAGTTGCTCTTACCGATAAGCGGGCTTCCGCAGCTGACGCAGGGCTTACCTTCATCACGAATGCGAATGTACCGGTTAAAGGCTGACTGAGCCTCTTTATCCCATTGGGCCTTTGTCTTGAATGACTCTCGCTTGGCCCGGCGACGCTGGCGCCCTTCTTTCTCGGATTCGCGCTGGCGCTTCACCGCCCTGGCCTTCGCTGCTTCCCGGGCTTTTGCTGTCTGTTTTTTGCCGATCGCGCTGGCGCATTCAAAACTGCATACCACCTGCCCTTCCCGGGCAGGATGGAACCATTCGCGGCAGTGGGCGCATTTACGACGTGCAGGTTTACGCATGTGGCCTCCTTGCTCTCAGGCGTAGCCACTTCTTATCAACCAGGCGGGCGGTGTAGTCTTTCAGGGTCGGGATGTCGGAAGGCTTAACTTCGACCTTGCGTTTGCGGCGCGCCGGTACGCGGAAGATGCCGCGCTCCATTACTTTGGCGAGAAGGCTGCTCATCAGGCCTCCTGCTTTTGCTGCAGTTGCTGATATTCGCAACCGTGTGGAATAGTGAGAGCCAGACCAAACTGAGCGCACCAGGCCTCTACTTTGGTCAGGAAGATGTGCATTTCGCCGGTATCAAGATCGGAGGTATGCCGGGGTTCCCAAGTTGTGGTTTTCTCACCAGTGATGAAGTCGGTGTAGGTCACCTCTTCGCAGCCGAGGTAGGTCTTTTTTAGGTTCCGCTTAACCCATTCAGGAGTTGCATCGGCACGTCCGGAGTTAATCAGGTATTCGCTGATTTCCGCGTACCACATGTGACTAAGTGCGTTCTGGCTCAGGCTGCGTTTTTCGCGCCACTCTTTGACCTGCAGGCGCAGGCATTTCCCGTCAGAGAGCTGCTCCTGAAGAATCTTGCCTATAGCGCTGAAGTTGCCGCTGTGCAGTTTGATGCCGCATTGAGGGATGTTCACGCTTCACCTCCGCAGAGGCTAAACGCTGAATGCAGTAAATCGCCGGTGGCTTTCGCCATCGGTGACAGGGATTGCTGTAAGGTTTTGTGCGCCATGTGTCCCCACTTGGCGCCGGGGTAAAGTTGTCAGTTGTCCAGACTGACCAGGTAATTATCGCCCCTCACGGGGATAAAAGCAAAATGAGCATATACGATAAACCCCTCAGGAGAGGGGTTTGATTTCAACTGGAGGCTTTACGTTCTGCGGGGGATTTAGGCACCTTTCACCTCTACGCATTGAATATTATTTACGCTTGGCGAAACATCGTCCCAGGACCTCTTATCATCTGCAACTTTCATCGCCTTAATGGCTGCTTTGCACTGCTCCATACTCTGCATGGGAACCACCTGCATATTCGATGATTGGCTGCTGATGACGAAAATCAGGAAGATGTACGCCATCACTTCACCTCCAGGCGCCAGACGGCCTGGCCAATGCGGCTCTCGTGGGGACATTTGGATACCAGCCCCTCTTTCGCCAGTTCAATAAGCTCTTTGCGGAGGTCGGCGCTCCTCCATTCCACCTCAGGGAATTTGCGCTCCATCGCGCATCGGATATTCCAGGTGGCCATGCGAAAGGGATATTCGCCCTGAGCCCATTGTCTCTGCTGGTCTGCTCCCTCGATCAACACCTGCATGATTTTGCTTTTTACGTCACTCACTCTTCACCTCCTGCGGTGCTGCCGGCAGTGATACATGAGACCACGACTCACCACTAACCACTCTCCTAATTGTTCTTTTGGACACGTTAAACATTTTGGCTAGCGACCCAAAAGAGGCGCCCAACCCCCTTAGCAACCTTATTTCACTTACGCTTTGGTTGTTTAGCTTTGAGTTGGCCTGCATTTCCCCTTTATATGCCGGAAGATGTGACCTGTTTCTCAGCCCTGTTTCCCACGCATGCTTTCTATTCTCCTGCGGCGTGACCCATTCAAGATTTATTAGGTGTGGGTTGGCCTTATTTCCGTCTATATGATTTACCTCGGGCTTACCATAAGGATTCGGTAGAAATGCTTCTGCAACTAGTCTATGCACCCTTGCAATTTCCCTCCTCCCATTTGAAGCATCACTCAGCCTAACAACGCAATATCCATTGGTATTAAGAAATTGTTTTAACGGTCCGCCATTAAAGCGCTGCTTAGTTCCATCCCTCCTCAAAATCACTCTTGGCAGACTAATGACATCTCCGCACTCATTAACCTGGTAAATACCTTCCCAACCAACAACTGGTAAGAAATTCATGAGTTACTCCTTAGGCGGATTTGGCAATGGCATCCAGTGGGTTATATTCTTGGCAACGAATTGGTTTGCCTGCCAAGCACCAAATATGAATGCGTAGGTAGTTACGTAACGATTATCCCAGCAAAGATACGCCCCATCATTTTCAGGCATCCGCTCGCTTACCGGAATCCATTTACCAGGCACTGCCGGCGCTGGCTGCGCGTGGCGATAGAGCTTAGTGCCAGGCTCAAAGGACTGGATAAGGCGGCGATAAGAAAGCGCATCCCCTCCATCATCGCCAACAACAATCACCGGCTCGCTGTCCGCTACCGGCTGCACTGGCGGCATATCTGGACCTTTGCGAATGGCTTTTGCCAGCTCGATAGGGTCATCGTGCAGCCAGTCTCCTGTTTCAGGGTGATTGGCTTCTGCCAGTTGGGCGGCCCATTCCAGACCGTCTTTGTGTCCCTGCAGGTAGTCAAGCGGCAGTTCAACCGACTCGCTGCTGTCCATTGCGGCCAGCGCCAGTTCAGCAAGCTGCAGGTCAGCCAATATTTCTTCGCGCGCGCTTTCGAATGCTGTCTGTCGTGATGCCATTTTCAGAGCTTTGACGTTTTCACGAGCGCGTTCGTGAAGCTGCTCTCTGGTTAATTTGCTAGTCATTGGTTAATCCTCCGCGCTTATATCTACGGAAACTTTCATCTTCCCTGCGGTGACCTCAAAGCCGGTAACATCCGCATTTAGCATGTATTCCGAGATAACCATGGCGAGTAATTTCAATTTTGCGTCAGTGTTGTTGCCGTTCAGTTCTTCCAGGAGCTCGATAACCGGCTCCATGTGTTCACCCATTTTCATCACTCAGCCTCCACCTTGATGCCAGCGGCGGACATCATCTCTTCAATCTCCCAGCGCGCATAAACTGGGTAGCGCTCGGAACCATCACAACAGCGGTCTTTCTCACTGTGAGATACCGCTACGTCATCCCAGTAATCGTCTGGTGCATGGCCTGCCTGAATCCAGATTAAGTGAGCGTGTGGCTTCGGCAGCTTCACGGTGCGGGACTCCAGCTCGGCGATGAGCTGGCGGTAATCAGCCACCATTCGACGCACTCCCTCAAGCGGTGTTACATCTCCGCCGTCTGGTGGGTCCATGTACTCAACGCCTGGAGGAAGCAGCTTGCAAAGCTCTTCGTCCACCTGCTGCGCCTTCTCCAGCGCCTCTACCAGCGCGAGGATGTTGGCAGGACTAGCGATAGCGACATAATCCCTTGTTGACTTATGGTCTATTTCTGCAATGGGTTGATAAGTACGATAGCCACATTTGGAACTGTAACTACCTTTGCGAATAACGTAAAACTCACCGCTAATTTTCTTTGCCTGCCAGTCATCAGCACCTGCTTTATTTGCTGCCGCTTTCAGGCTCTGCGCCAGTTCGGTGATATCAGTTGTCATTCTTTCTCTCCTTTGGCGACCAGATGAATGCGGGAGCGATAATCTCTTCCATGCAGGTTCCGCGATCGTTGTATTGTTCGAGCATTTCAAGAGTGTCAGCGTCAGTCTGGGTATCCCCGTAACTACCAACAATGCAGAGCAATTCAATGGGTGCTCCGAGATTTTGCATAGCAATAGTTAATTGCTTTGCCAATGCCATTTTCATAGCTTCATTGCTCATTTATCTGCCACCTCGCGCAGCTGCTTGGCGAAGTCGTCAGCAGCAAGTGCAACCCCTTTTGCTAAAGCGTCAAAAAACTGGTCATCACCAGGAATTCGAAGTTTTGCCGCGAACTCCTCCACCCCATCAGCCTTAATCCCGGCTACGATGCGATCGGTGGCCGAAACGTCCAGCTCATCGGCGCATGGGATAACTTCGCCGTATATCCGCTCCATAGCTTCATCCCAGCCATAGCGGCAGGCATCGTACCGGTCAGTAATACCTCGGTCTTCCAGTCCGCACCCCATGCCTTCGTCGTGGTACTGAGGTTCGTTATCCAGGTTGGTTACGGAGTCAACGATCTGTTTCATCGCTACATTTTCCAGAGCTAACGCCACATTCTCCGCCGCCAGCTGCTGGTACGCTTTCGCCAGCTTCAGGAACTTCTGCTCTCTGATTGACAGCTCTCCTCCACTCTCCAGGGAGGTGATGAGTTCGTTTACTGTTTCGATGTTCATTTTCTTACTCCCGCCAGGCAATAGTTAAACAGTTTGGTCATTGGGTTTGCGCCGTCAGGACGATGGCGGTACTGAACAGACGGATCGCTTTCGGTTACGGCTGTCTGCTCTGCAAGGGTGTAGCGATAGCTACGATATTCTCCTTCGCGCTTAACGCGTCCATCGCGGTTCATCTGCCACAAAGCAGAATTGACAACGGACGGGTCTAGCCCGGTACCGTGGCGGATATCCTGAAATGAGCAACCAGGGTGCTGCCCGATGAAGTTGATTACAGCCTGTCTGCCAGAGTTCTTTTTCATCAGATAAGCCCTCTCTCTTTCCCGCGTAGGTATTCATCCCGCAGCCACTGAGCCGGAGTTAACGCACCGAGCGATGCCGCGCTTGGCATACATCCGAAGCTTTTGCCTTCAGGGTGAAACCCCTGCTGCCGGCTGACATGGTTTGTTGGAATGGCTTCCTGGTTGTTCTCAAGAGCCAGAACCGGTGACGGTATTTTTTCTCCGGAGGCGACTTTCAGCGCCCAGTCTTCCAGCTTTTTGGCGGCATATTTCTCGGTTTCTGCCTCGCTGAGCTGGCGCTGGTACATTGCTCGCCGGGTATCGGTAACAACCCAGTACATGACAGGGTGAGACCACGGGAAGCGCTCAGCACCGCCGGTATGCAGCCCTTTTTCACGGCTGTAGCGGTGGAACTCGTTCATCACGTCGACAAGAGTCACTCCCAGTACGGTGCCGCTGTCCTTGCACCACTTGATGAACTGGCCCGGCGATGGCCAGAACGGCGATTCGCTGGCTCTCGCATGTCGCACTCCGGCGGATAACTGCTCGCGGGTGCGGATCCCGTTTTCGGCAAAAGCTGCAATCCACTGGCGCTTCGCTGTCTTCTCTTCGGCATCGGTGCGCAGATTGGTTTGCGTTGACGCCGGGAAGATCTGCTTCAGCTGACGGAACAGGGAGTCAACCAGCCTTTCAGCTTCGAAATCGAGAAGCCTCTGCGGCTCCGTGCTACCTGCGGCCATTCTGGCCAGCGCATCACCATCGCGATTGCTGATCGCGGTCATAAGCTGAGCGGTCATATGAAGTCCTTCCAGCCTTCAGGGCTGTTCCAGTGTGGGGAATCAGGTTCGCTTCTCTGGCGCCCGGAAAGCGGATTAACTCTCGCGTTCCTGAGCCATACCCGGAATGCCGAGTTCCAGTCGATCAGCTTTGTGCCGCGGGCCTGGTGATAATCACGAAAGTTCAGCAACTCGGTTTCAATGTTGATCCCTTTCTCCGAGGCAATCGCAATGTGATCTGCCGATGGCTTGAAAGCAGGAGGGAAAGGTATTTCCCCGCTGGGTGAAATCCCGATCCGTCGCTTTGCAGCCTCGCTGATAAACTGCCCTCGCGCAGAGAGAGAGTCTGGTTCAGTGACTGGTTCAAAAGAGTGACTGGTTCTGGTGCCATATGGTGGCATAGGGGGTGTGCCATCAGATGGCATAGGGGGTGCTATTTCATGGCATACCCCTGTGCTTTTTGATGGCATAGGGGTAGCATCAAGGTTCAGATAATACACGTTGGATGTATTACCTTTCCCGTTGTTGACCCCAACGCGATTTTCACGCTTGAGCAGACCCATATCCTCAAGCGCATCAATATGGTTGCGAACAGCGGATTTGCTGCATTCGCACTGATCGGCAATGTGTTGATACGAAGGCCAGCATTCGCCCTTGTCGTTGGCGTTGTCGGCCAGCTTGATAAGAACGAGCTTACGCAGTGAGTTTCCCACTTTGACCCCCATTGCTTTCGCCATAAGTGACATGCTCACGTGCTACCTCCGGATTGTTTACTCTTACAGATTTACCAGGCATAATTACCTCGCAATTACCTCTTCGTTTTTGCACCTGAAAGCCGTTAGTGTTTGCCCACTGCGGCTTTCGCCTTTTCTGCCCTTCATTAGTCCCATCCCAACGGTCCTGGTCGGCACCGCTCTGCACGTAATCCGATATCTGCCAGCGTTTCTACTGACTGCAGGTAGTGGCGGGAAACTACCACCGCCTCCGGCGGAACAACCTGCAGACCCAGCGCTGATATTTCCTTCGCCATTTCGGCGTAATACCCCTCGCTCTTGCGGCGACTGATTGTCGACTCGCTAACCCCTCGCATTTCCGCAAAAACCTTTTGGCCAATGGACAAAAGCCGGTTTAACAAAATGCCTTCAATCTCAATTGGGTTGAGGATTGGCGGCTCTAACTTTCGGGCTATTGCATTCTCCATCTGTGATACTTCCTCTGGTGTTGATTGAAAGGCCGCTGGTTAGGCGGCCGGAACGCCCTTCGGAGAAGGGAATAGCTTTGGAAGGTCTGGTCTAATTTGATGCGCCTGAACCTCCCCATTAGTTGCATTTACGATGCTGTTTACATGTTCAGGCGAAACCTTTGCCTTGTTGTGGAGCCACTTGTAAACCGCCTGCTGAGAAACATCGCAGGCTTCACCAAGCTTTTTCTGAGAGCCGACAATATTAATTGCGGTTTTAATGGTTGGGTTCATGACAACCTCCGTAGTAAATACAAACAAAGAATAAAACCTTAGTTGTGTTTAGTCAACAACCATTTTCGTTTGCCGCTATAAAACCATGGTTGTAAATTGAGAAGATGAAAACGACACTTGCAGAACGATTAAGAGAAGCCAGAAAGGCTGCCAGCATGACCCAGAAGACTCTGGGAGATGCTGTTGGAGTTAGTCAGGCTGCGATCCAGAAGATTGAAACTGGAAGGGCTGCTCAGACCACAAAATTGCTCGATATAGCCAAGGCTTTAAGGGTGAGACCTGAGTGGCTTTCTTCGGGAACTGGCGCCATGAGGGCTGATGGTGAAGATGACAAGAAGCCTTCACACATAAATCATGATGTGTTCAGGGTCGACATTTTGGATCTGGCCGTCAGTGCCGGCCCGGGCATTGTGAATCAGGAGTTCGTGGAGATCCTCCACTCGGTTGAGTATGCGCCAGCGGAAGCCCGGCACATGTTCGATGGGCGTAAGGCTGAGAACATCCGTATCATCAACGTCCGGGGTGACAGCATGTCCGGCACGATTGAGCCGGGTGATCTGCTGTTCGTCGACATCAACGTTAAGAGCTTCGACGGCGACGGGATATACGCCTTCCTGTACGACGACACTGCTCACGTCAAGCGCCTGCAGAAGATGAAGGACAAGCTGCTGGTTATCTCAGATAACAAGAGCTATGCAGCCTGGGACCCGATCGAAAAAGACGAAATGAATCGGGTGTTCGTGTTCGGCAAGGTGATCGGCAGCATGCCGCAAACATACAGAAAGCATGGTTAGCCAACCAGTGGCCTGATGAGGTGTTTGGGTGATGAGAGAATATCTGATAGTAGGCGTGGTTACTTTGCTCTCGGTTGTTGCTATCGTGCTTATGGTGGCCTGATGAGGTGTTTGGGTGATGGTCGGCACACCGCATGAGATAAATTAATTTAATCGTTACATGAAGGGGGATAGAAATGAGCACTCGCGATATAAAAATGTTAGCAACTGGCGATGTCCCAGAAGCGTCGAACTTTTTTCAAGGACGAGCTGACTCAGTTGTCACGGTAGGTACAAACCTTGATGGCGAGGAGGTCATGACCTTAATTTTTATGGATAACTACCCGGTAGTGGGCTTTGAAGAAGGTACCCTCAACATCACCAATCTTGAGAAAAGAAAAGTTGCCATGATCACAATTAGCCAACAAAAGGCTAAGAAGTTTTATGATTCTTTAAAAGGTATATTCGAAGAAAAAAAATAACAGGAAGCTAGCTATGACTATTGGAACACACGTTCCCCCGTCAAAGAAAACTGGCAATTTGTTTGTAGCTTACAGCGATGAAACAGGCGCCTCCGTTGGCATTGAGTTTTCGTCAACGACGCAGGAACGAGCTACCGCCATCATGGCCATATGTGCTTCCACTTTTGGAGATAATCCAGGAAAGCTTGTCACATCTAGCATTTCAAGCGATACTTCCTCAACAACACTTGGTGGGGGAGACAATATGGAAACACGGTTAGCAGTTCTTGAAGCCGAAGTTGCTCACATCAAAACGGATGTGTCTGACATAAAGTCAGAACTGAAAGGCATTGCAACGAATACAGCAAGTGCAAACTCTGACATTAAAGTTGTATTACAGAAGCTTATAGATATCGATGCGAACTTAACAGCCAAGGCAGGCAAGGATTTTGTAGACTCGAAAGTCGACGGAGTGAAGTCTTGGCTGCTGGGGATATTATTCATTTCGATCGCCATGCCCGTGATAACATTTCTCATTAATTTATACCTCAAAAAACCATAAACCCGGTCACCGCGCCGGGTTTTTACTGCCCTACTCTTCCCTCAGCATCAGCACGTCCAGTGCCAGCTCCACTGCCAGATCTACCTGGTCACCCTGCCACAGCACCTGAATCATCTCTATCAGCGCCTCTCTTGACGGCTCGCGCCTCTCAACCAGCAGCTGCATAACCGCTATCCCGAAAACCTGCGCTATCTGCGGGTGCATCTCTGCGAAAAACTCATCCTCATTCGACATGGCGCTACCCTCTTTGGCGTTTTTTTGAGCTTACCAGCACGCTTTACAAAAATAAATAACCAATAAAAACAACCAAATAAAACCACTCAAGCCATTTAAACAACTATTGTTGTTGACTACAAAACAACTATGGTTTTAAATTAACTCATCCAAACAACACCGGCAACGCCGGGGTGAAGTCAAAACGTCCCGTTAGCCGTGATAAGGCAAAGGTGAAGAGATGATCCGCGAAGAAGACAAGCCTGCATGGCGTAATTTTTGGTTAAAGGTCGTTCCGTTTTTGGTTGCTGTCCTCTTTTTTAGCTTCGCATGCTGGGGTGGAAAATGAGCAAACATACAGGCGGACCCGCTTTCCCTGAGTTAGGAAACGTTGGTTACAACAGTGACTGGCAGAACGAGCCAGGCATGACACTGCGCGATTACTTCGCCGCAAAGGCAATGCAGTCCATTCCGTTATCAATAGAACCAAATGAACAGAAGCTAATCGCAACAGCTGTATATCAAATGGCCGATGCAATGTTGAAAGTCCGGGAGGAAGTATGAGCAAACAAGGCATTCGTTCACTGGTTATCGTCGTCCTGCTGATGATTCCGGTATGGGTTGCTGCAATCAAATTTGTTGCGTCTCTATGGGAGATATTTCATGGCTAACTCAATTCCTAACAACGGACGCGCCGTGATGATGCGCAATCGCCGCACCGGCGCCGCCTGGCTGGTCAGCTTCGACTATCGCGACGGCAGCTACTGGCATGAGCCGCAGGGCAATCTGCGCCACATCCGCCGGCCATACGCTTCACGCAGTATCGAGCCGAACCTGGTTCCAGCCGGGACGCATTAACCGCGCATATCTGCGCACGAATTTAACTGAGCTATCAGGCAGCCATTACGGTGCCGGGCGTTTCACAACCAAATTTCAGGAGCGAGCTATGAACGCATACCGCACATATGACGTGATCGAAGAGCGTAAGTGGGCCGAGCAAACGCTGACCGAAGAGAAGCAGAAGTGGATTGACGATCGGGCGCAGGAAATTATCGACGCCCTGCCGAAAGAGCCGTCAGGCCTGTTCCGCTTCTCTGTGCCGATGGACAAAAGCCCATACGAAGGCCTCCGCAGCGATGCAGCTGGCGAGGCATATAACGATCTCATCTCGGCAGTAGCTTACGCCCAGGCGGAATACGACTGGGATCACCGCACCGGCTGCCCGTTTTAAGGAGGTTCCATGAGCTTAACCCTTATTGATTTCGTCAAACAACAGGAGCCGCTTTTCATTAAAGCGGCAACTGACGAGAGGATGGTGTGGGCAAAGGAAAGCCAGTTCGCCATCCAGCTATTTCAGAACAACGACTACCTCGCCAAAGTTGCATTCCAGAACCAGACCAGCACGCAGAACGCGATCATCAACGTTGCGGCTATCGGCATTTCGCTTAACCCAGCGCAGAAATTAGCTTATCTGGTTCCGCGTAAAGGAGCTATTTGCCTCGACATCAGTTACATGGGTCTGATGCACATTGCGCAGCAGTCTGGCGCCATTAAATGGTGTCAGTCGGCCATAGTTCGTCGGAACGACCAGTTCCGCCGCGAAGGGCTCGATAAGCCGCCGATCCACATCTACAACGACTTTGATACCGAAGAGCAGCGCGGGGACATCGTAGGGGCGTATGTAACGGTAAAAACTGACGATGGAGATTACCTCACTCATACGATGCGCATCGATGCCATCTACTCAATCCGCGACCGGTCTGAGGCGTGGAAGAAATACAAATCTGACAACAGCAAGAAGTGTCCTTGGGTTACAGACGAAGAGCAGATGATCCTCAAGACGGTTGTTAAACAGGCTGCGAAATATTGGCCGCGCCGTGAGCGTCTGGATGCCGCTATTGACCACGTCAACACCGAGGGAGAAGAAGGTATCAACTTTGCCGCTCAGCGCCAGCCTGAACGCGATATCACACCGGCAGAAACATCAATCATTAAAGAGATTAACGATGTTCTTATTGCGATGAATAAGACGTGGGATGACGACCTGCTCCCTCTGTGTTCAAAGATTTTTCGCCGTGACATTCGTGAATCATCAGATCTGACCCAAGAAGAGGCCGTTAAGGCACTCGGATTTCTGAAAAATAAGGCAGCCGCATGACACCAGAAATTATCCTCGGGCGTACTGGGATTGACGTTACCCGCGTTGAACAGGGAGATGAATCCTGGCACCGCTTACGCCTCGGCGTGATCACTGCCTCGGAAGTTCACAACGTCATTTCTAAGCCCAAGTCAGGCAAAAAATGGACTGATATGAAGATGTCCTACTTCCTTACGCTCCTTGCCGAAGTGTGCACCGGCGTGGCGCCGGAAGTAAACGCCAAGGCGCTGGCCTGGGGGAAACAGTATGAGGACGACGCTCGTACCCTGTTTGAGTTCACCACCGACGTGCAGGTAACCGAGTCGCCGATCCTTTTCCGTGACGAAGGTATGCGCACCGCCTGCTCACCAGACGGCCTGTGCAGTGATGGCCTAGGCCTTGAGCTGAAGTGCCCTTTCACCTCTCGCGACTTCATGAAATTTCGGCTTGGCGGCTTCGAGGCTATCAAATCCGCCTACATGGCCCAGGTGCAATTCAGCATGTGGGTAACCGGGAAGGATGCCTGGTATTTCGCGAATTATGACCCTCGCATGAAGCGAGAAGGCATTCACCACGTGGTCGTTGAGCGAGACGACAAATACATGTCCGACTTCAACGAAATGGTGCCGGAGTTCATCAGCAAGATGGACGAATCGCTAGCAGAGATCGGTTTTACCTTCGGGGAGCAATGGAAATGAAACGCACTCCATTTTACCGCAGGCCCGGCAAAGCAGGGAAATTCTCCGGCCTTCGCGAGCGCGTGATCTGGATGATTCAGACGCGCGGTCGCCCTGTTACCGGCAGAGAAATAGCGGAGAAGTTCGGCGTGACGCTTGTCGAATTTAACCGCGTTGCGAACGGCATAACCAAGGGAGAAGGCCGCATTGCGCAGCTGATCGCATCGGAAACCTGGCTCAACGAGGATGGCATATGCGATCGCACCTTTGACCTGATCACAAGACCAAAGGTCATTACCCCGCAGGGTAAAACGCGCCTGTTCACTAAGCGCTCGATAGCTCAGGCCGCCTCTGGCAACCGCCAGAAATGTATTGATAAAGCGGCCCGGCGCCGCCGGCTTATCGCATCTGGCCTCTATATTGATGAAATGGAGTCAGTCCTATGACCCGCTACTCACTTATCTATGCCGACCCGCCATGGGCTTATGGCAATACGATCAGCAACGGTGCGGCAGCGCTGAATTGAAATTCACGAGAGGTGGAATGTGAAATCTATAAATATTCAAGAGCTAAAGCGCATGCTTCATTACGAAAAGTCGACTGGAGTTTTCACCTGGCTGGTAAAGCCTAACCGCAGAATTAAAGTTGGCAGTGTAGCAGGCTCAATCACACGATTCGGTTACGTAAAAATAAAAATTAACGGCATTGATTACAAGGCTCATCGCTTGGCTTGGCTCTATGTAAACGGACAATGGCCTGAAAAAGGGATTGACCACAAGGACACAATTAAAACCCATAACTGGATCGAGAACCTTCGCGAAGCTGATCAGCCACAGAACATGGCTAATTGCGGCGCCCACAAAAACAACTCCAGCGGATACAAAGGTGTCTGCCTGCATAAGCCATCAGGTAAATGGTACGCACGGATAAGGTATGAGGGTAAACGAGTAAGTCTTGGATTATATGACACACCTGAAGAAGCATTTGATGCCTATTGCGCTGAATCGCGTGACAAGCATGGAGAATTTTCCAACACCGCTTCCGTTGAGCTGATCCCCGGCTGCGCCATCGACGTTGTGAAGACGGAGGCAGCATGACGCCAGAAGAAAAAGAAAACGCTCTCCGCGCCCAGGCTCGTCGCTGCGCAGAAGAGATAACCAAAGCGATGAGCGTAAAGCCTAAACCGAAGTGGAACGCTGTATGCCCCCCCCATCCTTCGCAAGCACTACGAGAAGGTAAAGCCGATGGGCGTCAGTCTGGTGAAATTTGTCAGTGTTATTGGCCGCATGAACAAAAGGTATGGAGTGGAGTCATGAAGTTGAAAATGTTTACCCCATCCGGATCTGTAATCGTCGAAACCAACGACGTTGCGCAGTTTTACCCGGACGCTGAAAGCGGCGGAGAGCTGACCACAATCGAACTGGTTTCGCCAACCGGAGACCATGGGAAGGTGGCAGTAAAACATAGCTTCCACCAAGTGGCTGGCGCTCTCGCCACGGCATGGAAAATGGATGAAGACAAGGCAGGTGCAGCATGAACAGAGCCTCTCCCGTTGATTTAAGGAAATGCCTTGAAGCCGCACATGGACTCGCTCATATCGGTATCCGTTTTGTTCCGATCCCCGTAGCGACAGAGGAAGAGTTCCAGGCCCTGTCTGCCGAGCTTTCACGAAAGCTTGAGCAGATGGCGATTGAAGCTGAAAAGAGCGAAGGCGGTGCAGCATGAGCGCGGAAATCATCGATCAGGCCAACGAGCTGGCAGAGCGCCGGCTGGAAATGACCATCCAGAACATGCGCATCAACCATGCGGCAGTTTCAGCTACTCACTGCCGCGACTGCGGGGAAGAGATACCCGAGCGGCGCCGTGAACTGGTGGCGGGCTGCCAGCGCTGCGCTGACTGTCAAGAAGAAGAGGAATTACGCGGTAAGCATCGGAGGTGATATGGCATCTGACAAACCGATAACAGCACAGCAGGCCGCCGATTTGCTCATCGTGTCGGCGCGGGTGATCTACCGCCTGATTGATTCTGGAGAACTCGCCGGCCGCAAGGTCGGCAACAAGTACAGAACGACCGAGGCTGCGTGTATTGCATATTTGAAAACCCCGCGCGATCCTGTCATCGCGAACGCGGGTGAACATAAAGGAGAAGTTTTATGTCAATCACCCTCAGGGGCGGCGTGTGGCACTGTCATTTCTTTACGCCGTCAGGAAAAAGAGTTAGGCGATCTCTTGGCACGGGGGACAAAAAGCAGGCTCAGGAGCTCCACGACAAGCTGAAGGCGGAAGCGTGGAGGGTTGACCAGATCGGCGACCTGCCCGTCAGAACCTTCGAAGAGTGCTGCATCCGGTGGCTGCGGGAAAAGGACCATAAGCGATCGCTGGATGATGACAAAACCAAAATTGAGTTTTGGCTGCAGCATTTTTCCGGCCGTGATGTCTCGAAGATAACGGCGGAGGAAGTTCACGAAGCCGTTAACGGGATGATCAACCGTAAGCACCTGCAGGTGTGGGAGAGTAAGCGTGATGCCGCGCTGAGGAAGGATAAGCCTGTTCCGGAATACAAACCACGGCAGGTTTCGCAGGCGACGAAAGCGCAACACCTTTCCTTCATTCGATCCCTTCTCAGGGCCGCGGCGAATGACTGGGGCTGGATAAAAACAGCCCCAGTTATCAAAACCCGCAAGCCGATCAGTAAGCGGATACGGTGGCTGACCAGGGAAGAAGCTGAGCGGTTGATCGAGTGCATGCCGGAGAGCATTAAGCCAGTGGTGATATTTGCACTGGCAACCGGCCTGCGCCGCTCAAACATCATCGGGCTTGAGTGGCAGCAGGTCGATATGCAGAGAAAGGTTGCATGGGTAAATCCGGAGAACGCAAAAGCGGGCAAGGCGATTGGCGTGGCTCTGAATGATACCGCATGCAGGGTGTTAAGGGATCAGATAGGGAAGCATTCCCGGTGGGTATTCGTTCACACCACGGCAAAGCATCGCCCTGACGGGACACTGACGCCCGCAGTTAGAAAAATGCGGGTGGATGACAATAACGCCTGGCGCGCCGGGTTGAAAAAAGCGGGGATCGAGGATTTCCGTTTTCACGACCTCCGGCACACCTGGGCTAGTTGGCTGATCCAGTCCGGCGTCCCGCTTTCTGTTTTACAGGAAATGGGAGGATGGGAGAGCATCGAGATGGTGCGCCGTTATGCTCACCTGGCGCCGAACCACCTGACCGAACACGCACGGAAAATTGACGCCATTTTTGGCGCTAGCGACACAAATACGACACAGGGAGGAAATCAGGCTGGTTTGAAACTTGCGTAAGTGCTTGTTTCTTAATGGCACGCCCTACAGGATTCGAACCTGTGACCTACGGCTTAGAAGGCCGTTGCTCTATCCAGCTGAGCTAAGGGCGCCCTGAGAAGCGAGTGCTTCGCGGAGTGAAACGCCTGGAATTATACGGTCCACGTCGGTTGAGTCAATCCATTTTGCCAGGAAACTGCGGGCTTATACGACGCTGGCGAAATATCCCCCACCAACTGTACAAGAAGCATACCGCTGGGGCTCATGCGCGCGTAAATCGACTCAATGGCCAGGCGCAACGCACCAATAACCATGTAATAACCATGGTCATAACAGGCTAAATTAGCCTCAGACAGGATAAAACAGCAAACGAGGACTGACAGCGAGGCCCGCTTCTGACAAAATATCCTCATCCCCCTTTCGTAAAGATACAGATGGAATCCTCTCTCTGATGGCAGCAAAAATTATTGACGGTAAAACGATTGCGCAGCAGGTACGCTCTGAGGTTGCGGAAAAAGTGAAGGCTCGCGTTGCGGCCGGAAAACGCGCCCCTGGGCTGGCCGTCGTGCTGGTCGGCAGCAACCCGGCCTCGCAGATTTATGTCGGCAGCAAGCGCAAAGCATGTGAAGAAGTGGGCTTCGTCTCCCGCTCTTACGATCTCCCGGAAACCACCAGCGAAGCCGAGCTGCTGGAGCTTATCGACACTCTGAATGCCGATAAGACCATCGACGGTATTCTGGTTCAGCTGCCCCTGCCGGCAGGGATCGATAACGTCAAAGTTCTCGAGCGCATCGCGCCGGATAAAGACGTCGACGGCTTCCATCCTTACAACGTTGGCCGCCTGTGCCAGCGCGCGCCGCGCCTGCGTCCGTGCACTCCGCGCGGTATCGTGACCTTGCTGGAACGCTACAATATCGACACCTACGGCCTCAATGCGGTGGTCATTGGCGCCTCCAATATCGTCGGTCGCCCGATGAGCATGGAGCTGCTGCTGGCCGGCTGCACCACCACCGTCACCCACCGCTTTACAAAAAACCTGCGCCATCATGTCGAAAACGCCGACCTGCTGATCGTCGCGGTGGGCAAACCGGGCTTTATTCCTGGCGAGTGGATTAAAGAAGGGGCGATTGTGGTCGATGTCGGCATCAACCGTCTGGAAAGCGGCAAAGTGGTCGGCGACGTGGTGTATGAAGATGCCGCCGAACGCGCGTCCTACATCACCCCGGTTCCCGGCGGCGTTGGCCCGATGACCGTCGCCACCCTGATCCAGAACACGCTGCAGGCGTGCGAAGAGTATCACGACGTTGAGGAGGCCTGA